CAGCACGTCCACCGCCAGCTATGAAACAACGCCAACACATCTTGAGACCACATGCCGTATCCAATGCCCACTTACCATCATTATACTCATCGCAATTCTCACACCTTCTATCCATTGGAATCAACAACCCATTCTCTTCAGCCCTCTCCATACTCTCATAGAGAGCACGATCTGCTCCACACCTCCAATCGCACTTTCTCCCCAACTTCCTTCGCAGTGCTTCATCAGCCATCTTCTGGCCTTTAATAACATCACTCGCTCTATCACCCATTTCAAACCCCCAATCTTTCAGGTTAAGTTGTGCACAAATCTATTTTTCGTTAGCCTCTGCATTCCACATCTAGATACCATAGATAAAACTTTGACACTGGACCGCTGTGACATTCAATCTGACATACAGTATGTGCAAATCCGCAATACCTAACGTTTATTCCCGCTGGCATTAGACTGCAAGTGTGCAGACTTTCGGCTAACTTAAATTTGTGCACAACTCTACCTCACAACAACAACCTGTCCCGCAAGGCCGCCCAACTCATTCAATTGCCATGGCTGAACCCATACTGAGAGTCTCTTGCTGTCCCTGAGCACGATGGTAGCCATATTCAGCAACGACATCAACACTTCGGACCTATTGTGCACCCGGCTCCATTGTTCTGCTGTAATGTACCCCAGTGCTGTTCCCCTCTCATCCTCAGCCTGTACGCACCCACTCACCCATCTGAGCACCAGTGCTGGAGTACCTCTAGCCAGCAAGTCACATATGACCAGTTTCTGAATATTGCTGGTCTCGTCATTGACTTTCAATTCGATATGTCCGGTCCACTTCTTGCCATATACCTGCAGGTCTGGCCACCCGCTCTTCTGCATAGCGTGGCCGTGCACCTTGAACGCAACTCCGCCAGACCCTTCGATAGCTGTCACGATTTGCTTACCAAAATCGCTCTCAAGCATGTAACACCTGCTTGTACTGGGCATAACTTACGCCCTGCAAAACAATGATCACGTCATCCTCCCACATATCTTGTAGCTCTTCAGCTTTAGCCATGCGAGCTTCAACGCTACTAAACTCTGATCCCATCACAGTGATGATTGGTGTAATGCCCCACGCTAACACATCATCAATGCTATCCCTGGTCTTTGCTTCCCAATTCTTTACTGACCCGCAAATGTAACCAGGCTCTAGCACAGTAAACGGGTTAGCAACCCGTCTTGCTGGGTTTGGTTCAAATCCCCACTTAATACCAACACCCAGCCCGTTAGCGCACTCAATACATCTAATCAGTGCTGTCATCCCTGCCACTTCTGTACTCTCTGAGTCTCCAATACCATCCCAAATCAGAGTGCTGTTAGGCAGCTTTTCTCGCAGCATCTTAGTATGACCCATCATCTCCATCAGAACACCCATTGGGTCCTTCTCATCCCTAGCAACCTTGGCCGGCCCACCAGTATACAAAAATGCCTGGACAACTCCTGGGCTCTCAAGGAACCTAGTCAGACCCATTACAACTTCTATTGGGGCCCCATCAATATAGTGCGGAGTGAGGGGCACATTATCCAACACAATCCTGTTAACATCTCTACCAAACGGGCTGGCCAGCCAGAAGCTGCCGTACCCGTCATCAAGTTGTTCCTGCAGCTCTTTACACAACCAGTTGAAGGTATCTTCTCTGTACCCCTTCACAAAGTGGCCATACCCAGGGTTTATGTGCTTGCCGGCATCATTCTTAGACGTGTCAGCACAACTGATTCCTCTGATGATCATTCAATAATCCTCCTGAGGGAAACATGCCCCTCTAAATGCACATCCGCCGTAATTGGAGCACTCTTTCAGATTACACTCGACAGCGTCCTTATCAGTTACGCTCTTCAATTCAAGCATTTTGCCAGCAATATCCTTCACTTTATCCCACTCTTGCTGGATACGATCACCCTCAACAGTGACTTCAACTTTGTGAACAGATGGTGGGTTCTTACATAAGATTTTGTGTTGTACCTTACAACCCTTATCAAACCCGCTCATTTTGGCGTACACTAACAGCTGAGTGTTGTCCTTCAGAGTCTCTTCAGTCTCTGCCCACCTCATGCTGGACGTTGACTTGTAATCAACAACCACACCCCTATGATCTACAAAGTCAATGAACCCGACAATGCGAACATTCGGCACAACCTCTTTGTCAAATGCATATTCGACATCAAACTTACCATCAACAGCAAACCACCCATCCTCTTGGGCCCGATGGACCAACATCTTGGCCAGAGCCTGTTCATTGTTGGTCAACCTGCCAGTCTCTTTGCCTGTATATCTGTCAAAGGCATATTCCCACCCTGCTGGGAATATGTTCTTGCCTTGAACTGCTCTTTCCATACACGAGTGGATGACAGTGCCAAACGTGTTGGGAGTGCTGGAGGCACCCCTACGCATGACTCGCTCCCACCACCACTTGCGTGGGCAAGCCATATACGTCTCAATCTGTGTGACACTTATTTTTAACACGATCGACCTCCAGCAAGTTATTGATCTTCTCAGAGCAATGGTCACAAATACAAGTATAATTACATCTGATGCTACTCCATATCTCTACAAATCTGTCACCCTCATCCATCTCTTTGCCGCAACAAGAGCAATACGGCCTGACGCCATCAATGTCACCCAATACAAACTTAGTCATGGGGCACCTCAATGTAAGCACATAACGCATTTACATCCATCTGGGTGGGGCTCAACTCTTGGCCGATTAAAATTGTCCAGCCACCGCCTAACAATCTGTACACAATCCATAGCATCTTCAATAGCAGTATGGCTCACACCTCCAATGATACCAGCACGCTTCTTACACTCTTCAAGGTCTGGAGGGCACTCATCAGTTGGCCTCAACATCAACGTACCCACATCAATAGCCCTGTGCTTGTGCTTAATTGCTGGGTAGCCCCAACCAGGCAGCCTGCGCAAGAATCTCATATCAAAACCCATGACATTCTTGCCACATGGTACAAACCCTTCTCTGCCATACATATGTGACTTGAGCCACCTGCTAATGGTGGGGACAATCGTATCTTCTGTAACAGACAGATACTCCCCAGACATGATTTTGTCCATTATGCCCTGATTCATACGCATAGCAGTATCTTCGCCACAATACTGTTGCCCATCACGTGGCCTAATGTACCAGTGATTGACATCAACCTTTGGTGGGGTGTCAATCTGCACCTCAGCATGAATCATAGCCAACTCTACCATCTGGCAGGTATTTGGATCCAATCCAGTTGTTTCACAATCAATAGCAATAAATCTCATGACCATGTACCCCTTGAGCCATCGGTGTCCGCACCCAACTTGGTGAGTGCAAACATTGTACCTGCCTTAACAGTAACTGAGCCGCTCGCCGCAGTCTGATAGAATCGCGGTATCAACGTACCTGCTGTACTGGTCTTAATAACCCCAACAACTTGGATACATGAACCAGCAGTTGTATTAGCAGCAGTAGCAGCCAAATGTGTTGTAGTTGTTCTAGCAGCATGATTGCTGGTAGTCTGAGACGAGTCCATAGCACCCTTGTGTCCTATGGTTCTGTAGTTGATTGCCGCAACGCCTACAGTGCCGCCAAATCCCACCCCTATGGCGTGAGATGTGGTGCCGTTAACCATATACAACTCACCTTCAAACCTGTATAGTGAGTTGGCCTCAAGGCTGACTCCGCCAGCAGTTGGGAACCATGGCTGGTCGTTGGTATCATTCACTCCGCTGGCGTCAGCATTAAGTCTCTTCCACAATTCAGGAGGGGCATAACCCCAGGACTGGTCACCCTTTAGCACAGTCAGAGCGGATGCTGACCCGCTGCCTAGTCTTGCTGTAGCTATAGTGCCTGAGGTGATTTCAGACGCAGCATGATTATGAGAAGCAGCAGCAAAATCCCCAGTGTTAGATAGGGATGCTGAACCAAGACCCAGAGTTGTCCTCTGCGCAGCCGCATCGGCATCATCAAGCAGTGCCTTACCAGCCGTTGTAACATCACCACCCATCTTCGCAGTACTAACCACGCCATTGTCAATAGTATAAACGCTGCCACTGCCGCTGATAGTGATGTCACCTTTGTCCCCATCTGCCGGTCCTGTTGACGCAATAGTAGCCCATTTACCATCTTTTCTGAGATATTGGTTACCATGAGTTGCGTTGAATATCATGGTGGTGCCGTCAGGCATAATCAACCCGTATTCACCATTCGACTCAAATGATCCGATGGCCACTACTCACCTCACGATCATAGAGAATAGGAACAACATCGCAAACACAAAAACAATGATTATCTGAGCATACCTCAGCTTGTCCATAGCTATCTCTGTTTTGGCCTCAAGAATAAGCAGTTTGGCATCAGGATGTTGCATGGCCAGATCGTAGTTTATCCAGTCATCAGCACTACCATATAGTGCCATCCTCTCAGGGGAGTTGAGGTACACTTTGATCCAGAATTTGGCCTCTGACTCGTTCATTGTCTGCCCTCGTTGACTATCCAACCTGCCCACAACATTGTGCCGTAATCCCAGATGCCTTTACTTGTCCATTTGTATAACAAGTAGTTTGCTCTATTGGGATGCATACCTATTTCATTGATCATATCCTGAATGCGTCTGAAGTTGTAGCGGTCTGTACCACCAGTCCTATGTTGTTTACACAATCTGAGAAATTCACGTTCATCCCATCTGATGGCTCCATGCAAGTTAGTATCTCTGTATTGGAATTTGAAAGCCAACAATCCTGCTGTAGTCACAAGTTGCACTACACATCCTAATCCCTCATCCGATATCAGAGTACCTTCAACCCACGTGTATTGTTGATTGAGCCAACCTTTTCTTTTGGGTACTGCTGATTTAGCTACTGGGATGTGCGGACTCAGTATCTTATGAGGGGACACTATGGGGTAGTATGGGTGATTATCAGACAATTTCATTAGCACTCTGACCTTCATACCATCTTCTCCACAGCCTCAATGGCTTCGTCCAAATCTCTGCTGTTCCTCAGAATATGGAGCACTTTGTCTTTGAGCTTGAGGTTGGATTTACCAATAGGGTTTTGTTTACGCTGAGCCCCGAACGATGTTACCACTTTGGGTTTGTTAAACGATTTTAACAACAAATCCCTGGCAGCAGTCAACCTTTTGAACAGACCTGGGTCCCCTCCCTGATCTGGGTGACACCTAGTCTCCATCACTCTTCTGTGATATGCTTTACGCACATCATCTGGTGTGATCTTGCCTTGCAGCTTCATTGCTGTCATAGCTTTGTCTAGATCAACGTCCACAACCCCTAACAGCCATTCGTCATCTGTCATGGGCGTAATTCCTTAAAAGCTATGCCTGAGGCATTAAGACCCATTGCAGCCAATCTCATGGCTTGTTTAACATCCTTGGCTTGGACTTGTATTTCTACAGTCATTTCCCCAATGGGACCTTCTACAACAGCTTGAAGGGTATGCATCGGCATACCTTTGAACAGTTTTTCAATTCTGGCGTACATCTCTGCGTTCAGAGCCTCAAAGTCAACAATGGTGACTACTGATTCAGCTTTAGCCAACCAGTTCTCAAACGGCTCACCAGCATCCTCTATGAAGTCATCAAGATTGGAGGCATTGTCAATCAATTTGGCTTTGATAGACATTTGATTTCAACTCCTCATGGGCCCTAGCCATTTCAGCTGCTGGGATGAACAACTTATCCCACCCACTACCTCCGGCACAAGCAAGCCACCCATCTCTACTGGTTCTGTAAATGAAGTCTTTAGTGATCCAAACAGACTCATGCCCTGTAACTCCACCCTTTACAATTGTGAAGGATTTGAGCGGCCCATGGATTTGAGATAGAAAATCGGTCAACATAACCCGAACAGCAACCTTTATTGGGTTGGCAAATTTGTTCTCAAATGTCTTACAATCCACAGTTGAGGTGCTGATGTTGCGGCTTCTCTCTGCTTCAATTACCAAACTTGGGGCTATGTATACTAATTTGTGACCCAAAGCAATCAGCCTAGTTGCTTCTGCCATGCTGCCCTTGAAAAGAGTATTTGAGATGGGCTTGCCTGTCACCCAATTTCTGTGAGTCTCAATAGTAGCCATCATGTGAGGGCTAGCCAGCACGCCGTCTGCTTCATGCCTTTTGATGGCTATAATGGCATCAATGGGGTCATCGTTGTCGTGGACGCAAATGATTTTCATTCTATCTTTCATACCCTAGTATACCCTCAAATTTGAGGAAGTCTAATCAAGTCACTCTTGTTCTGTCTCTTCTTGGTCATCACAATCGTATTCTTCATCGTCTTCCAATTCATCACCGGAATCTTCTGATGGTTCGTCGTCATCTATCCAAGTGGTGTCCTCATCATCATCTTCCTCTTCAAATTCCTCAAACTCATCGTTATGTGACTCATCACATCTAGTGACGGCAACAACCTCAGTACAAACTCTGGCTGTCATGAACTCTGACTTAACAACCTCTTCATCAGGGCTGTCGCTTTCAAACAAGTCAACCAGATTGACGCCATCCTTGACGTATTCCACATCATACAGCATTTAATGCTCCGTTAGGTGTGTGGCAGAATCTCGTTATAGGCCTGTGCACACACCCCCATATCTCTACATGGCCTATACGCTAAAAACTTGCTGTGCACACATTCTGCACAGGTTTTACGCTATCTGACAAGCTCCACCGCCGCACGCGGCCTCCATAATTACGGCTGTGGAATCCTCAACTTCAATCATTTGTGAGTAGTCAACAGGCTTGTAATTCTTAATCAGCTCAGCCCACTTGTTGGCGTCATCGACACGCACCTCTTCACGAGGCATGAAAGGATTGCCCTTGTCGCTGGATCTGGGCAGGAAGGACATGGCTTGAATGCGATGGCGATTGTCCCAAACCATCTTAAACACTTCATGCCATTCTTCTGGATCCACTACAACAGTACTGCTGACATTGTGAGTCAATCCTGGGCTGTGTCCTGTATAAACAGTGCCGGGCACAATCCAATTCTCATAGGTATTGAACACATAGTCCAAGAATGTGTGGGCCTTCAAGCCCTTTACAGTGATAGCCCCTTCAGGAGCCTCCACTGGGAAGGTAAGGCACCAGTCCCCATTTGGCTTTTCTGTAACCATATGAGGATTGAGTCCCTTGAAATATTGGGCAACAGGCTCATGTGGATTAGCAGTGATACGTCTGAAATACCTCTTGGCATGATGAGGATGGATACCGCTGCCGATCATACCCAAAGCAAGACTTGCTGTACCGCTGGGCTTAACCGTTGTGACCCTAGCAGCTTGCTTAATACCAATATGGCTGGCTACAATAAGGTTGGCTTGTGTAGCTCTGACAGCCATCTCCCTTACCACCTCAGGATTGAAAGACATTGCTGGATTATCCATCATGCCAGTCATGCCGATACCCAGCAATGCTTCGCGTTTGGCCAGCAACTCTGTTGTCTCACCCAGATACGGGAATGAGGTATACGATGCCTGCAAAGTGCCGATGAAGGCAGCAGTCTCAGCCGCCTCATAGCACTGCTCTGGAGTGAGATTGCGGGCCATGTTAATCTCGCACAAATTACAGAAGCTGAATCCGGTCTTGACCATGCAAGTATTGCCGTTTGGGTGCTTGCCTTCCGTCAATCCTTGACTAGACAAGAAGTGGTAGTCATTCTCATCTAGCGGCTCAACACACATAACAGGATTGAGACCAATCTCGCCACACGGGTTGGTTCCATAGTCCAGATTGTCTGTCAAGAAGAATCCTGGCTCACCATAGTGCTTAACAGCAAAGTCAAAGCACTGTTTGAATTGGTCCTTGCCGCAAGGTTTGCCTGACTCATTGATGTCCTGTAAATCAGACCTCAAGAACACAGCACTGTTGTTAGCCATTTCACGTTGGGCATTCTTGCCACCCCAACTGAAGTGCTCTGGAGTCTTGCAAGTCATCATCTCTTCATCATCAGGACTGAACAAACTGATGAGGCTTGATCTACGGACGCCGCCAGCTAGTACAGCCTCAGCACAATGACACAAAATATCATGACACTCAATTGGTCTCAATTTGCGGCCGGCGGCATTGGAGAGGATTTGCCTAATGATCTCAATGGTGCGTTTAAGCGGCAAATGACCCGGTGCTTTCCCACCGCTGGTCTTGAGCGGAGACCCCTCAGGATGGTTCTCGATGATGCTCTTGTAGTTGAATTCAATATACATGCCGTTGATTTGGGCGGTAATGAGAGCACTAATAGCACTACCCCAACCTTCAATGCTGTCTTCGACATCATAGTTGATAACCTGGCTCTTGTCCACCACTCCCATAGCAGGAAGTTTAGCAACATGCTGCTTTTGTACGCTAAAACCAACTCCACACCCGCATAGCAGCAAGTACAAAGACTCCCCAAACACCTCTGGCCTATCAATCAGTGTGAAAGAGCAATTGTACATTCTGGCATGGTGGGCCTCAATAGCAGCACCGCCAAATTGCATACTGCGCATACTGGGCATCACCCTCTTGTCGTACACAAGCTTGAAGTGCCTCTTGATCACACCTTCAAGTGAGGGGAATCGTTTGATATGCATAGCCTCAACACGGGCCACAGTCTCATGATACAACTCACGTCTTTTCTGCTCAGGCAGGTGTCTAGCGTATTTGCTGGCATGAATGTAGTCTGTGACCGCATTTTCTGGGGCTTTGTGAAGACGAATGGATGCCCTATTTTCTCTGTACAGAATGAAAGCCTTGGCTGCCTTGGGGCTAACCTTCATAAGTGCCTTCTCAGCCTCATCCTGAATGTGCTCAATGTGGATTGGTGGTACTGCATCACCCTGCTTAGCAAAATAGTTGGGATGGTTGCCAATGATCTGGCATACCGTGTCTGTAGCTTGCTCAGCTAAGTCAGGATCATCACCCACCTCAATGAGTGCTTTCCTAATGGCGGCCTCAATCTTGAAGGCATCCCACTCAACCAGAGACCCATCACGCTTTTGTACAGGCATTTCCAAGGATTTTCTCCAATTCAGGATTGATAACTTCAGTCAATCCACATACCCATCTGAAAGACCCGTCCCTCAGTTGGATGTAGTATCCAGTCTTGCTCCAGATAACCCCATCTGGTAAGTCCATATGTGAGATCAATTCCACGTTCATAATCCAGGGCCCATCCACTTAAGGATTGGGCCCCAGTGAGGAGAGAGTCAATTGTATTGCATCCAAATCAAACCAGGCTGCCAACGCAGAGCTTTGAGATGGTGACTCTTGTATCTCTTGATGAATGCCCTCTCTTTGTAATTGGGCTTACAACACTGGACTACAAACTCAAGTCTGCGTTTATTAGGCAACCCTGTACGCTTGTACTTGACTCTGGTAACCCTGACTACAACGTCTTTGCTGATGAATTTAGTAGCCCTGTGCAGGTATTTGAGGTTACTGAACTCACCAATCAGTTCCGTCACCGCATTTGAAAAATCAATAGTCGTCAATTTGTCACCTTATAACTATGTCGCCATAGTCCCTATAAATCTTCAACCTGGGTTTGTCGTGATGGCTCCAACCATGCAACTCCCCCATATATTCATTCGGGAACACATCCTTGCGAGCACCCAGTATCATGGCTCTAACAGTGTCATTCTTCTCCATAGCAACTTCCAACATCAAGTCAATATCGCACCCAAGATAGTAGTCACCTCTGTGTAGACTGTAGAAGCCACAACAACAAGTCTCCAGCAAGGCTAAATCCCTGTCGACAGGGACGTCATGATGTAGGCACTGTTCCATCAAATCTAATGAGGCCTCATCCAGAGTCTTGATTGCTGCCTCACTGTTGTCATCTTTGTCAGGCATCCCGCTGAATAGCAGGTTGAGTGCCTTGCGAGGGTTGCTGGAATTGGCATGACCCATGTCTGGTGCCGTCAGGTTCAGTCCGCACACCTTCCCCAGCAATTCGCATCCCTTGTAGGCTGCCCACCTGCCATTGTTCCAAACCTCTTGAATAGTATGGCCGGCGCATTGCCAATTGAATTGACTGGTGCTGATTACTGCCCCGCCTCTTTCAAGAGTGCCAGGCTTTTGGAATCTCTGCTCAGCCCACCTAACCCATCCACCTGCTTTACGCACTTGCTCACACTGGCTGTCCCAATGTTTGCGAATGTTCGACCCTCCCCTCAAACCTCTGCGTTCCAATTTAATTGGGTACAAGGCTTGCTCAGCAGAGATGTCAGAACACTTGCAGTTGTTGTCCAGATAGGCTTGTAGTGCTGACCTCAGATTGTACCAGCACATATACCAGAAGCAAAACTCAATGCGCTGCTCTGTATCCATTTGGAATGAGTTACAGATATTGCGTAGCACTGGGTACATTGGATCAGCATCGTTGATCTCAATGTATACCTTGCTGAAAGCCATGAAATCGGACCAGAGTTGGTGTGGCTGTTTGTTCATAGTCCGGCATTCTCTTTTGCTTGATTAACCACAGCATTTACGATTGTGTCTCTATCAAAATTGGCCACGTTCCTGCCTGCGTCAATCAATCTCTTCTTCAGCCTTAGAATGGCCTCATGGCGTGGAATGAGAGTTTGATTGGGGTCAAAAGGCTTGCTGTTGTTCTTGGCTTTGCGTCTCTCCAGCACACTAGCAATGCAATCCGCAACTGGAGTCTCAAGGAACCAGAACCAGTAGTCATCATCCAACTCTCTGGCCAGGGCCTCCCATCTAGCGTAGACAGAAGCGACAATGGACCCTTCTACAATCACAGTTTTGTATTTTGGGTACAATGCTCTAATGGCTTCAGTGATAGCATCTTGTTTGGTGATACCATCAGCACCTCCGCATTGAGTATCATAGTGCCCGATGATTGCTGTTTGTAAATCTGGCACTACGGTGAATGGCACGTCTTCAATTGTGGATTGAAGAGTCCATTGCTCATTGCCATACAACTTCAACATTTGATGGATGGGGTATGACTTGCCCGACCCATTTGTACCGCGAATATCAAGGATCACTTGTCACCCCACGATCTGTGTAAAGTCATTGAAATTAGAGACGCAAACAACCATTGGTCCCCATTCTTCATATGTTTGGCCACTATCAGTATTGCTAGTGTGAGAACCACAATAACAAACATTTTGAATAGCCAACTGAGTAACTCATGTAACCACCGACGGTATGCCATTGTTGTACCTCTTATCACAACTTGGATCGTGAGTCTGTCCTGTTTTATGCCCACAAAATGAGCAGTATTTCACATGCCTATTGTCCCAGCACTCTTTATGGGCAAATTGTCCACCACGTTTCATACTGCCATCCCCATTCCCTACTATTGTAGTTGAGGGCGCAATTACTTTACCACAAATGGAGCAAATCATTACCTCACTCCGGCATGGACTTCAAAATGTCATTCAACTCAGCCACTTGACTGTCATTCAACAGTCCTTTATGCTTGTTGATAAATGCCCGCAGTCTTTGTGATGGGGTACCCACACTAGGGATGAAGAATCCTACAGCACGCCAGAGGATAGATTTGAGGCCATCTGGCACCAGTTGAAACTTCTTACCAGCTGCCATAGCCTGTGAGATTTCAGATTGAGTGCTGACAGGGATGGCATCGCCGAATGACTTAGTATATGCAGATACAAGTCTGGTTTCAACAGCACTAGACTTGGGCACATGATAGTTGACATACTCAACATCCTTGGCCTTGTCATTGATCAGCTCAAGCAGTACGTCATCCCCAAATTCGGCATCATCGTGAGGGATGCTAGTCCAGATACGGCTGGTCTCATAAGCCAGATTGAACCCATCAATCATACCCCTGTCCCGGTCCAATTTCACTCTGTCTGGACTGAAATTGTACCCATACTTGAACCCCTCAGCTTTGCAAACAAACAAACCTTGTATGTACATCATACCAGGCTTGTCTTTGATAGGCTTGTTTACAGGCAGATTGGGATCAAAATTGCCTTCAATAGCCTTTGTAGTAGCATTCTCAATGCAAAACTCCACCCCATCTTGTGATACAATACCGTTATCAAACTCTCTGTCTGAGATGTCTATGGTCAACACTTCAGAATCAAACTCTTCTGAGTACCTCAGGGCTGGTACCCATAGCTCACTCCCTGTGTAGATTTTAACAGCGTGCCCCAATCTGCACAAAACCAGCAAAGCCAGTTTGAATCCCTCGCCAAACTGACCAATTTGGGTATCATCGCCTTGCTTAGTAGTTTGACCCAGTAGCAGCATCGATCTGCTAAGTGCTGGCCCGCCATTGTTGATTCTAAGTGCTGGAGTGACCCCATGTACGTTGTAATCGTACACTTCCATGAAGTGACCCTTAGACTTAGCATCTAAGGCATTTTGAAGCAACTCTCTGAGGGCTTCCCAGAGTCCCCAGTGCTTTACGTAGTTAGTGGTCATTGACAATTGAATCGTCTTCATGTTAATCCTCCCCAAACACTTAACGAGTCACCAACCGTTTGATGCCCAAAGAATTTGTACACCCGTTGTTTCAGACCCAGTCTCAGCAACATTTCACAAGCCAAAGCAAAACAACCTTCTGTGGTTTTGGGCTTTACTATGGTTTTGCCCTTTTGAGGTTGTAGTACAATATACAACATCAGTCTATCAGTACACAAGACATCGACATCTTGAACTTTGGCGATTGTGAGTCTATACCCATCCAAAGTATCAAATATGTTGACCCTGTTAGCTAGTCTACCCAATTCTGATACTGTGTAGGTCTTGGATATGGCTAGATGGGCCCTAGACTTCAACACGTTGTCTTCTTCAGGGTAGTAACTCATTTGATGTACTTTGATCTGGGTCTGCCCTGACCCAGTCTGGCCCTCTCATACTTGTCAAATTCACAGAGGGAATGTTCAATCTCTCTGATTTCAAACGGCGGCCACTGATGCTCTCTGGGTGTGTCAGGATATACTGTAGCTCCATCAAAAGCAACAGGGTAGTGTCTCAACACCTCAGATTCTAGGCTACTCAGTACCTCAGGTGCTTTGAGCCAGAGCCACTCCATAGATTCATAGGATTCTTCCAACCCTAGTCTACGCAGTCCTCTTTCAGCACCGTTGCCGGGGTTACCCCACGTGAGCTTATCGGGTGCCTCCGTCAGCAAATTCCACCTTAAATCGCTGGTAATTTCATAGGATGTGAAATCACCGATCAGTGGAGTCAGCAACAACACATTAAAAGCATTCTGCAGAGTCTTGCCGTCAATGATCTGTTTAGCAATGTTGTCCTGTGAGTTCCATACTTCTTTGAGCATTCTCAAATAGGTGGACACCTTGGTCTCTTTGGGTGCACCTCTCACCATGTGTGCTGAGGTCCACATTCTGCCGCCTTCAGCATGCAGCTTCAGCATGTATTCTTCTAATTGCTCAAAGGCAGTCACAAAACCAAGTGCTGAAGCATGAGGCTCATAATTCCAAATGCGATACCACCACGTGTTAAACACTATCAATCCAGCCAATTCAGGCCAATGGCCAGTCAGATAGTTGTACACATACTGCTTCTCCATCTTTCTGAGAGCAATTGTGCCTGGATCCAACTCTCTAAATACGTTTGTGAATTTGTACGTATTCATGATTGGGTCATCAGTCCATGGCCTAGGCACATTGCGGCTTCTCTTCAGATAGATAGAGTGACGCTCATCCATCCATTCAAAGAATCCTTGAATAGTTGAGCTTGCTGGAATGAAGTCTTCACGTAATTCTTTCATGACTCCCTCACGATTGTGCCGTTAGCACTCCAGAAAATGGCCTCACCCATGGCTTGATTAATGTCGATCGGCTTACCAGCACAATAGGTGAGGGTCTGTACAAACAGTCTGTTGTATGATTCTTCCAGCAACTCCATCTTACTCACTTCTGCTTTTTCGTCTACCATAGGATGATACCCTTATCAAAATCTTCATATGATGCCCCAGACTTATACTCAGAGATCATCTCATCATCGATGATCACTCTACAATCTGGCAGTACCTCAGCAATCTCTTTGGGATTGAACCTTGTGAAGACTGGGCCTGGTGCTGAATCCTTAGCCTCTGTGTACATAAAATAACCAACACCATGAGTACACATGTATCTCATGGTGGTTACCAATTTCAAACAATCCATCTTGTGGTTGCCTTGTGTGTAGGCTAGTGGCCCAAGTATGAACCCGTAGTCAAACTGAGGTTCATCTCTAAACAGCGGCAGACAATCTTCTGCCACGTGGAAGTTACCACCCTGCCACTTCTGCTTACAAACCTCAATAGCCTCACTGGAACAATCGAATCCAGTATAGTCAAAGGATTTGTAACCACAAGTCTTGAGGTTGTAAATCAAATCGCCTTTGCCACATCCTGCATCCAGTATTCTGACCCGTTGCTTGGGCATATTGAGGTGGCGGATGCATATTTGATGGATGCGATCTGCCTTCTTGGCAGACCACATATCAATGACCCTGTTTGGGTCTTTTGAGACAAATCCGTTGATGCGTTTGGCAATGTGATTCATAAATGGGCCTTATTGGATTTGAACCAATGACCTGCCGATTATGAGCCGGATGCTCTCACCGCTGAGCTAAAGGCCCATGCTATTGTCTATACAGGATCAGCTGGACTTGAACCAGCAACCTGCGGCTTAGAAGGCCGCTGCTCTGTCCATTGAGCTATGATCCCATTGGGAGGCAGATACTGCAACGTCCCAATTTGCTGAGCGATAATAGGCAGAGTTCACCTTTCGGTTTATCTGCCTCACCAGGTTGTCTCCTGGAGTGTACTCAGTTGCCCGCGGCAGGTCTTTGAAACCATCATGCCCTGTTTATGTCTTCATTTCCTAAGACGGGCGGCAACCATCGATGCAATGCTTCTCGGACAATGGAGCCGTGGGGAATCGAACCCCAGTCTCACAATCCAACTCAAGGTGCGTCTACGGGTGTATCCTGTGATTGTTTCTCGCCAGGTGCTCAGCCACAAGCAGCTGCTGCCTAGCCAACCCAGATATCCTCTCATCCTGTCGTCGTCCAGATTGCCCCGACAGAACCAGCCGATGTCAATCCACAGCATATCGGCGTCAGCTGTGGGTCTACTCAGGCCGCCATCCGCATGGGCTGGGCGTTCTGAGTTGGGAAACTGAAGTTGCCAGTTACGGCTGATGGCCCATTTATTGAGTGTAGCCATCATTACTCAACCCGCTGCTTGCCTCCATTTGAATGTGATCGAATACCATGTCGGCCCCGAAACAGGTGCACTGAATGCTTCCATCCAGCACACCCTAGCGCACAGACACCTGAGGGGTCCAGCCACCGATCTAGCAGCCTCGCCTCCACCTAAGTTTGGTGGTCGTGGGTAATGAGCCCACTACAACAGTCACACGCCAGGCTCCATTGGGCTTTCGCCCCAAATCCCCTATTGCACCTCTGCATTTTGTCCATTGGCCGGTAAGCCAACAAGAGGATGACTACTCAGCAACAGCAGAGTCTAGAATGCTATTGGTTCATAGCCTGTGACACGGCATACAGCCGTGTTTCGGCCTAGTGGCCTCATCAGACAGGCGATCACTTCTTCTTGCCTTTACACTTTTTACCCATGATGGGCTCCTTATGTTAAATCAGGGTAGCAGGATTTGAACCTGCGGCCTTCTGGACCCAAACCAGACGCTCTACCAAGCTGAGCTACACCCTGTAAAACCAGTCCCACGGATGGACGCAGGACTGGTCGGTCTGCAACAACCTTAAAGTGATTAGTTCATAAATGGTCCTCCAAAGCAACCACACTAGCTACTTACTGTAGCATTAACCACTTAGTTCATTGACGTTAGTCTGTTGACTCCGCACAGACATCATTCAATCACATAGGGGCGGGTTTGTACCCACATAACCTTCATTGGTTTAGCTTTACGCCTAGTTGCCTAGGCTAACCATAGCTGCTGGGCATCTGCATTGGTTTATTACTCCAAATGAGATTTGACCTTGCGCCAATACTCAACAGTTGCCTGTTTTCGATCGCCATTGGGCCCGCCATTCCATCGGCGTGCCTTGACTTCATCAGACTCATTGTTGCTGTAATGATTGGTGTAGATGCAATACATCTGGATTGACTTCTGCCTGTCTGTGCGATCAGTGTATTGGTACCCCAACCCAGAGATTCGGTTGACATCGTCAACCATCTGCTCTGTGATTTGGAGGCATCCCACTGACTTACCGCCGTCGCCAACAGCCCCATCATCCCCAGCACTCTCAACTTGGATGATCGCCTTGACAAGTTTGTCCTCCTGCTGGTATCCGGCAACAGCCAGAGCACCCATAGCTAGCCCAGCCAAGGCAACTGCCACACTAATCCTTCGCATCCTGTTCCCTTTCAACATTAACTCCAAGACGGTGGATGAACTCTAACACCTCATCTATGACCTCATCATCATAGTCCAATCTCAAACTGTCTTCAATACTGACTACATCAGGCAGCTTAACAAATGGATCATCCATCAACCTATCAGCTAGCCTGGTCAGCCTAACATAATCTGGCTCTTTAGGCATCTGTCCACTCCCTTGTCTGTTCTGAACCTCTTGAACCTTGGGAATTTCAATGCCCCATTGGCAGCTAATCCGCTGTAGATCACCTCAACTACCATGCCCATGTATTTACCGGCATTGGCCCAAATCAAATCCCTATCAGCATCCGTGAAGCCAGCACCTACTTTACAAATGGGAGCTAGGGTATCTCCATCTTTCAGTGATACCTCAATAGCTCCCATTCTGCCGGCATGTCTACCCTCCCCAGGTAACACTCCAGTCACAACACAATCAACAGTTCTGATAGGTTTGAGTTTGTACCACCCATGATAGTGCCCAACCTTCAATACCCAACCCTCAATCGACCGTTGAGTGGCCATATTTAACAGATTAGCCACATCTGTGGTAGTAAATGGGCCCTCATAAGTCTCAGGCACCTCAAATCCCAAAGATTCCAAAATGGACAACGCAGTTGTTAGCTGTGTTGCCCTCAAATCCTCACCGTGAAGGAATGGCAGAGCAAAAGGTGACAGCTTCAGTCTGCGATCACCATCAATCAACAGAGTCTTGACGCTGGTCTCAGGTATGTCAATAGCATGCAATTCGCAATCCAGCACTGTGTTGACCGGCAACTGTATCACTTGCTCCCTGATGTGCTGGATCTTGCTCATCAATGGCCACAAATCTGACTTACCCTCCCTGGTGTTGGCTACAATACCAGAATCTTTGACTGCAACAAATACACGCAGACCGTTCATCTTCAACTGGGCATATTTGACCTTAGTCAAGTGATGCCCAGCATACTCATCTGCGTGCAGCAAATCCTTATGGTTGAACAAGTTAACCTCCTGCTGGTGGAGTCACGGTGTAGCCCAGAGCACGCAACTGTTCAGCAAGCCTACGTGCCTTGGCAATCAAGTCAGAGTTCTTATCAGCAACAAGTTGCTGTCTCATCCCATCAATCCTAGCCTGCAATTCAGGGATTTTAACTTCATCGTTGGCAATGTTGGCCAGCATCTCATTCTTGCGATTCTTAGCCAGTGCCAAACGATTGATGAGTTCTGATACCTCACGATCACAAGAGGCAATCAATTCCTTCCTGCGATTGTATCTCTCAGTCCTGATACTCAATTCAGCCCTGAGTGCTTTCAATTCCAATGCAGCAAACTCATTGTTCATTCTATAACTCCATGATGCGAATCGCACAGAGGGGATTTGAACCGCCACTTCCCAGACTACCCTACGCATGCTTGGGTATATGCTGAGCGTTCTGACCTGGCTTAAACTATCCGTGCGTTTGACCCGTAGGGTGGGCTTGAACCACCATTTCTGTTATCCCCACGTCCCATTCCTGGAGCCTGCTTCAAACTTGTCTGAGTAGGCTGACGTGTTTCAACAGTGCCCTACCAAATTGGACGACCACGGGTTTTTGTAAACAACCAGAGCAGTGTTTCCACTGCCCCAGTTGTAAACCTAGCGCATCCCTGCGCATTCCATCCATCCCTGATCAGGCTTAAGCCTTGGGAGCCAGCATCTTCTCAAACTCGCTGACGTCCATGCCTTCCTTGCGCATCTGCTCAACCATGGCACGCAGCTCATTGGAGACAGAGATGGCCTTGTCAGCCAGCTTGCGATGCTCGCTGTTGCCATACTTGCGGACATTCTCAGCCTGCGTGCGGTAGTTGGCCGCAGCAGTCACATAAATGTCCCGCATGAGCTCAGCACCACGAGCCTTGAACTCATAGAAGCCAGCCTCACCTTCCTTGTCGGTGGTGAAATCAGTCTTTTCAAGTGCCTTGTTCTTGCGGAAGTCATAATTGGCAGGGCACGCAGTGAGCAGCACCTTACCATCACGCTCCACAAAGCACGGCTGACCCTGAGCGTTCACAGCAGTGCGGAAGTCAAACGCCGCACGGGTCAGGCCTCCGCCACGCTTGGCAACAGGCGCAGCACCTGGAGTCACGCCGTCGGCAGGCGCAGGCGTGGCATTAGCCACTGGGGCAGTGCCGGCAACTCGCTTCAGAGGGGCAGGGGCGGCAGTCGGGGCAGTCGTCATTTGTAATACTCCATCATCCAAGGGTTTTCGGTTAGGGTTTATATCCACAGCGGACTAAACCCGCTCACCTATCATTATACCCTATTCATCGGATAAAGTCTAGTCTCTGATAACTATTTTCTTGGTGTACCCACTAAATTATTTTTAGCCATGCAGGTGCATCACACCTAGTGTACTTATGCAGGTGTGCCTTAGCTACCCTATAGTAGTTCCGATACGCCTGCACTGCATCAGTGTCTTTGAACTCATCCGGCATGGCTTGGGCAAATGGTGTGAGCCCTCCTGGTTCAGGCAGTGATAGTGGTGGTCTCTCCATCTTCTCCAAGAGAGTCTGGGTTGCATGCAACCTATTGAATCTGTAAGTGTACTCAACGCACAACCAGATGCCCAAATTCCAACACCATTCGTAATTGTCTTTGGATTGCAAAAGCCACTTGGTACACGGGTGGTTTGCGTGTGTTTGCTTGTACATCCATTGTGTGCCTGTACCAGACAAATGATGTACTGTAGACAGCAATTGTGCTGACTCCAAAATCATCTTGACTACGTGCGAGTCACAATGATACTTTGCAGCTTTTGCTGGATCAAGATCAAGAATGAAGATGTTCATGGCTTGTAGCTGCTCAACAGCTCCATAGGACAAAACTCATCAATCAACTCTCTGGTACCCTCAGGATCAACAGCAAAGCACTCTTTGATGGCCTCCCTCAACTCTCTGCTGGCTACAATGCCGGCATTCCAGACTCTGGGATCGTCAGAGTTTTCATAATGCCAATCAAACTTGGCCAGCAATTTCCTGAGCCTATCCATGTGTTGCCTTTCTGAATTCTGCTGTCCATTCTCCATAGGTCAGATCGCACAACCTGCTCACTCCAACTATGAATGGCCTGTCCCTGCCTGGAGATGAGTTGACTCTGAATATATTCTCTACCAACAACCTCTCCATTTTGATAGAGCCAGCAGGCCATTCCATCTCACTTTCCACCCAACTACACAATTCAGCTATACTCTCCGGGAATGTGTCTGGTGCTGCCTCAATCTTAGGGTATTTGGGCTTGATGTAGAATTTGTCCCGCATTGCAGCACATTTGTCGCTGATCACACTGGGTGGTCGTCTTGGTGATGTCTTCACACCAAACTTCAAAAATGACTGCCTGAGTGCTGTGGACCACTTGTCACCCATGTGTCTCTCTACCAGATCCATGTACATCCTACACCAGCGTCTACCGTGGGCACCGCCAGCAGCAGCTGGAGTGACACAATGCGCCAATTCATGCAGAATCACCCACTCGCTGTAGGCCCATCTAGGCAGATATATTCTGCCGATAGTTGGTGACCTGCGGGCACCTAGAGCAGCCCCATGAGTTCTGGGGACGATGAGGGCATGAAACTCACCCACCTTGTACTTGAAGTGCCAATTGTTACACACCTTGTTCACATACTCTTGGCACTCAGCAATGTTCAGAAACTGGAGTTGTGGTGCGTGCTTAATGCCTGAGGCATCCTCAGCCCTATACACCCTCTCACGTTGGTAATCAATCTCAGATTTGGTGTTAGTCTGACTACGATCGTTGCGCCACTTCCACAACGGTATGGTCCACCAACCTTCAACGTGTTTCGTCATTGCAAATCCTCAGCTATTCAGGACATTCTGAGACATCTCCAAAGTACAAATCAGATGCTGGAGTTTGTTGATAGTCTCCAAATCCAACATCCTACCTGAGCTTTTGTTCATCGCCTCAACTGTCTGGTTGATGCCGTGGGTAACACGCCATCTGCTCCATCGTTTGTACCCAATCTTCCATCTCCATTGGAATGTGTTGATCTCTGTCTTCACACACTGCACATTGAAATTGAATGGAAGCATGTCAACAGATACTACCATCTCAGCAATGAACTGTCTGAATACTTGTTGACTCATGTCTTGTCCTTCCACATACCCATGTAATTGGCGTACAACATCTCAGTTAAATCTATTGCTGTTATGAGCATGTAGGTTTTGTCCCATGGGGATTTGTAGCCTAGATGTGATGGGTGACCAGGCCTACGCCATAGACACACGTCAAACCCGCAAATCACATCGTCAACTCTATCAACACCCGTTGTGTTGAGTTGTCTGTACATGTCTTTGATTCTGTTGTGGAGTTTGGTATAGTCTGCTGGATAGTTGAATTTGCTGGTCACTCGTCATCACCCTCTGGATTTTGAGCTTTAGCAGCCTCATCTACGCTTCTGTGGTATGGGCACAAACTGTCGTACACCCTCACCTTAGTGCCTGAGTCTTGATCCAATTGAAGGATGTACTTGGTTTTGCGTCCACAGTATTCTGCTGGAGTTTCAGAAGTTGCTGGTTGAACCACCCAACAGCACGTCTTCATAGCGTACCTCCATTCACCATCACCGACAAATCATCAAGACGAGTCAAATAGTCTGCTCGCTTTGATGTTGGGGTGACTGCACCGTCTTGAACGGCCATCCTCCGTTGGGTGAGGATGTTGTCAAGCACATTACGGAAGTCGCGATCACCACACCGTGTGACAAAGTCCAGCACAGCATCAAACTGCGGGCTGAACAGGCTAGACATGGCTGGTGTTTGGTTGCACCCAGGCAGCCCATTCGTACAACGCATGCAGTCACACATGGTCTTGCTCCTTCTATCGAAATGAGAGGCACAAATTGGTATCGGCTCTGCTGTGGACCCCAGTGAACAGTTCAGTAGAGCACAACAAAGTGAGTTGCTGACCAGTCATGGCGTGGGTATTTAAACTCACAAACGTAGCTGATCCTACCACTTCCACATTAGTGATGTTAGGTATCAACCCAGCCAATCTAAGCAGTGTGATGATAGTTTGGTTGGGAATTGAATTTACCAGTTCCAGACTGCTCATGCTGTTGCTCCTTCTATTCCTATTCTTACACCTACATTATACTCTATTCATCGGTTGAAGTCTAGGTCTAATCTAGATTTTTATTGGTCCCACCCATAAATTTGTAGTTCTGGGTTGCGTTAGGTGCACCCTAATTTTAGTTAGGCATGTGCAGAATACCCTATAAACAATTCCGAGTCTCATCCCCATAAAGTTAGCTGTTCTGTGCACAAAATCCCTCTGCGCCAAATTCTCCCAAGGTATAGGCTAAATCTGGGCTATCTTGCTATGGGGGATTGCTTAATTACAGTCATAAGATGTGTGAATTCATGGGATGACTTGTCCAGCTTCTCGCATTTGCCATCAGGATGCTTGATTACCAACTCTTTGATGCCTGACAACTTGCCAGCAACTATCTGACCCTCCGGGTTGATGATTGTCTCATCCCCACATGCCTCAGCCCAGTTGGTTGCTGATACACCAATGCCTGTTGTGATGGGCACCCTGAATTTGATGCTACATGTTTCCAGCATAGACAGAATGTAATCGTGCACATGCTTATCATGTAATAAATGCATGGGCACTTCGAACAGCACTTCATCGTGTACGTTAGCGACGATGCTAATGCCCCACTCAGCCATCTGCTGATTATACCTTGGGGATAACGCAACCATTCGCTCTTTGATGATATCCATTGCTGTACCTTGGACAAGGCTGTTAAATGCCTTGTGGGTGGCCTTATCTGGGATGTGCCGTCTGCGACCAAATGGATTCTTCACAAACCCTCTGGTGCGGCATCTCTTCTCAACCTCATCAGCCGTTATTCTGATGCCGGGCAGAGCTTCGTGGTAGGCTTCCCATACTTGGCTGGCTCGCTCTTGACACAAATGATTATACACTTGGTTACGATTGTCCTCAGTAACCAATTCAAGGTACGTGATACCCTTGTCGTCTACAGCAACCAACTCTTTGAAATCAGCAACCAACTCTTTGGTCAATTGCGTGTCTGAAGTGTAACCAGTGCTTAGCAATCTCTGGGTCTCACTAAGCATTCTGACTACTCTCTCAGACACCTCTTTGATGATGTCAGGATTAGCAGACAGCTCAGACTGCACCCTCTTTTTACCAGCACCGTAACCCATGCCAAAGTTCAGAGTCTTTGCTGGCTTACGGCCAATGCGGATCATATTGGCCACCCACTGATGGAAGTCTGTATCTGGGTCAGTCAGGTAAGCATTGATCGCATCTTGGTCTTTGATGAAATGTACAATTAGCCTGAATTCAATCTGGCTATAGTCACAAGACAAGTAACCATACCCAGGCTTTGGCTTCCATAGCTTCTTGGACCGTTTGTTCTGTTGCTGGGCATTTGGCCTGCCGCAAGACATTCTGCTGGTCCTAACCAATTGATTGTAGGTGGGATGAATGCGTTGATTCTCGTCGACAAACGACAAACAAGACTCAACAAATAGACTCAGATATTGAGCTTCCTCTTTGTACTCCTGTATTAGTTCAATCAATTCTTTCAATTTGGGGTTATGCAGGGCCATTGGGTGCACTGAATACAAAGCCATGGCCTCTTTATCAAACGTAGGCCTGCCTGTGTCGTACTGTCTGCCAGTACGCTCATCCTTCTCCCAAATGGTAGCCAACACTGGCATTCCAAACCTAATGATGAGGATGTCATGCATACACGCATTGGAGTTGACAAAATCTCTTTCAGACAACTCTGCGATGCGTTGGCCCAAATTGATCAACTTATACAGAGTAAATGCCTTCTCTCTCATCAACTCTTGCTTGTCCACTTGGATGCCATTGATCTCCATATCAAACAATACTGGAGTCAATTCAATCTCTCTGCGCCAAATATCTTCAACCCCATCTTCTCTGTGCTTTTGTAAATACCTGTACAAATTGCGATTGGAAATGACGTCACCAGTAGCGTATCTGCCCAGCATGAAAGCTGGTACAGCAGAGTATGACTTCTGTCCAACAGATTTGAGATAGGCTTTGACGGCCAATTCCTCTTGGGCCATCTCTCCCAACCAATCAATTCGCAAATCCTTCAAACCGTGCCCCAACCTGTCAGTGTCATGAATCTTGCTGAGAGTGAGAGTGTCAACCAACTTGCCGCCAAAATCCAATCCTTCTGCCCAGCAGAACACAGCATCAAACAAGATGTTGTGATTGATCCAGTGTTTGCATGTCTTAAGCAGATTGCCGATCCAAGCCAGCGTATCACCGACAGGCAGATTATGCTCTTGCTTGTCGTGTCTAATGGGCAAATAGTATGCCACCTTTTCATTATCCACAGTTACAGCAATACCGCAAATCTCATCACCCTTCCAAGGGTACATGCCGCCATAGTCTTTATGGTCCCAAACTCTCTTGGTCTCAATATCCAAAAACAGTTCTGCTCTGCCTGACCAATCCGGCAATTCGCCAATAGACTGGGGCATGAGCATCGTGACATCGCCTTTGGTTCCAAGTGTGATCATTCATACCTCCAATGACCTGGGTGGGAATTGAACCCACACGTCCATATGGACAGCAGATTTTAAGTCTGCTGCGTCTGCCATTCCGCCACCAGGCCTCAATTACAATTCAATGATCTCTAGACCAGCCAGCTTCAATATCTCAAGACCTCTGGTGTCATGCTCTGTCACGTGCTTAAATGCGACAGCATCAATAACGCCAAACAGGTTATGAGCATCAACAATGACTTGGGCACATCTAGTGCACGGGCTGTAATTACACAGCAGCAAGAATTTGGACTGCCTATCCAGCAAGTTCATCAAGGCCATCACTGCTCTGGGCTCAGCATGGGCACACCCGCAGTTGCCTCTCTCCCCAGTACACTTGTAGTTTGGGGTGGGCCCGTTTGTTGCCCTGACCACCTCATCATAAGTCTGACCGTTCCAGATGAGGATTGCGCAACCTACAGACTTCCTCAAACACCCGGATTGGTTAGCTTCAGCCCATGCTGTCAACTCAACCAATTTCTCTCTCAAATCGTGAATCATGTTACTTCCTTGGGTCAACTAATAGTTTGAGCCTTGAGTACCAGCAATCCAACCACATACTCAGAGTATCATCTGATGGATACTTACCATCCTTAACATCGTAGATGAAATCACTACTCACTACATTGTTTTGAGACAAGGCACAAAACATGTCGTTGGCGGTAACTATATCGTTTGTCGAGAATGATTGTGGTTTGCCTTTAGACAGGGCTGCGTCATACCAATCCTTATCTGAGGTATGCATAACAACTACCACAGACCCCAGAGTGTATAGCCTACCCTCAATGATTCTTAATGCTGAAGTTGATATAGCATTTTTATGCCAAACCATACCCCCAATATGGAATCTGTCTTGTACAGCAAACAAACTGAACATGTCTGAGTAGTCGTTGAAGAAGTCAAACGTACTATTGGGTCTGCTCATATGAGCATACCTAATTGGGTATTTGCCATCTTCAGCAGCCAATTCCACTAGTCTCTTGGCAGCAGTTGTTTTACCCAGTTCGTCAGCACCTTCTATGATCAGCACCAGTTGCTCCTCATGTATACGGACATTGCTGGATTTGAGATACGCTCCAACCAATTCTGCTTATCTGCCGCCCACTTATGGGCTACCATGGCATACACCTGTCCCAACAAAGAGTCTTCAGGCAGATCAATATGCGGAGATGGTGTATACCCATTAGTCATCATTCTCTCGGCTATCACCACAGATCTGGCCGCATCAGAGATGTTCATATTGTGAGGGCAGTACACCAGATCAGTGTAGCGAGGGTGTGGATCATTCCAAGCCTCAATAGCCTTGTCCCTATTACGATCATACAAATGCAGAGACATAGCCCCGTGCTGGTACCAGCCAATCCCAACTCCCACTGCCTCAGCAATAAGCCTTTGAATACAAGTGAAGCACCAAATATCGTGAGGCAATCCCAACCACACATCATTGGATCTCATATTAGCAAACAAATTCAGTTTGCCATCTCTCAAAATGAAGTTGAGAGTCAAAGTGCATGGGATGTCCTTCTTGTCCCCGCTAGTTGCCTTAGCAAGATCCAATCCGGCATCGTACAGAGCCAATACAGCTTGACGAGTGTTGGGGTCTGTCTTCAACATTCTAATAATGGAAGCAACTGCGGTGTATCCGTCAAATGTTCTAGCCATCCTATACCCATAAGCCCCATGGGCATATAGCACCTTAGTCTTTTGAAATTTGGTTGCAATCTCTTGATCGCTCAAATTGGCGTGTGAGACCATATCAGCATATTCGCATCCATGAGAATCAACGTGCAACTCTGCTTCATTACAGAACCTAGCATATTGTGGGGCGTATTTGCTGATCCTTGAGATAGTCCTCTGTCCACTGAGGAACCAAATCAGTTCAGCAGCTGCATAATGAGGGCTCATCTTGCGTACTGGATTGAACATGAAATTGTTCATTGGGTTAGCCAATCTGGCTACATAACCCAAGTATTCATAAGTTGAGCCATCTCTAGAGGGCAGCACTGACCCCTCAGTCTCAATGTGGTGAATAGCATCAATCCAAAGATCATCCAAATTGTGAAACGTCTTCATGGTTGCTCCTGTTCCAAATTGCGGTGCCAATTCTTTGCCGACCTGCCCAAACTTATTGCCCTAGCAATATTGGGCGGTCTGTAATTTAGCCCCTTGTTCTTCATTCTGGGGTCTGCCTTAGACCTCACTGATTTGGACATATTACTGGCGTGGACTTCTTCATCAACATACTCGCTGGGTATGCCGTATGTAACGTCAGTACCAGTTACTACATATCTCAAATCAGCAGTACCGTCAGCAAGAGCAATCTCATCTCTAACAGCTAGGGCATGAATAACCTCACTCAACTCTTCAACCATCAGGTGGGTTCTGTAAAGCCGTTCATCACCATGATGCTGCGAGTTTAATCCAGGTTGTTTGCATTTTTCAGCAATTTCTGCTAGGTGCTTACAAATGTCCAATAGAATGCTGGTGTCGTCAAGCACTCTATTGGACCTTAAATCCATATTGCATGGGAACCCATGCTTCTTATGGAATGATTCCACATCAGTATTCATCGTCCGCATTTGCCACTCCAGTTGCTGGAATCTTGCCCATCTTCATGTCTTTCAACAAAGTGATGAATTCTGGTGTTTTAACGTACCACCTCTTCACTCTGTACAACGCGTGTTTTCTCACCAACATAGATAGCAAACCTCTGGCTATCTCTCCATCCACTTCACACCAATCCTGAAGGTCAATCAATGTGACTTCATCGGCGTGTAACAGATGGTCCACCAAATCCTTTGGGTGTTTGGTGGCCAGCAAATTCCTTCTTACCACAGCACCGTCGATGATGGAGTCGGCAAACTTCTGAGCTGCACTGAAATCCTTATATCCAAACACGCTAGACCCGTACATCCTTTTCAACCAGTTATAGATGAAATTGACGTGGTCTATGGTGACTTTGAGAATCTGCCTGTTGCCTTCTTCAGTGCTAAACAATCTAGCTGCCAATGCGCAAGATAGTCTGGCTATCTTGAAACGCATAGTACCTCTGTCAACTAGGGGCAATGCCTCACTAAACTCAGAGCACAAAGATGCGGCATGATCTATGCAAGCAATCTCGGCATCCCTATCAATTCTGACTTGATCTGCTGTTCTGGTCCAAGCCCACAAAATCAGCTTACGACACAAATCTGATGTGTACAGGTGTGGGTGTTGGGGCTTATTTTTGGCCAACTTTGAAATTTGAGAGGGGTCAATCTCATTAGCACTCATAACCAATGCTACATCAAATCGTCTAACATCTTCAAGACTGCCCATCAATTCTAGCACGGTCTCAATGCCAAAATTATACGCTGACACTGGTCTATCGCTACGTGGGTTGCTGATCATCAACAATCGTGTGCGAGCATGGGCCATTCTCTTCTCAATCTTGGGTATCTGGGCAAACCCTGATGATCTCATATCAGTCAGCTTGCCCAGCACCTCAATTGGCGTGCCTTTGATCTCTTCGCACACAACCAATCGTCTATCATGAGTGGGAATAGCTCCCCAACTAACCCACCATCTATTACCAGCACTCTGCTGTAGACCGCCCAACAATCCTGCTGTGGTGGCATTCTTGCAATCCACCCTCTCGCCCAGCCCGTAGTGCCTCATAAGCATCTGAGTTGCTTCTGACTTGCCCTGAGACGAGTCTCCAACTATCAAAGAATTGACCCAGCCATTTCTGTGCTGCCCATCAAATACCATGTATAGTGGCGAATGGTAGGTCAAATCAATTAACAAATGGAGATCAGGCCTAAAGTAGATGTGGGTGACATTGGCTTCAAAGTCATCATAGATAGACTTGAGTTGCTCTTCAGCACTGCCTTTGAAGATATCAAGCGGTTCCAATTCTGAGTCTTGTGGAGTGTAGGCAAGCAGGCTGTCTTTAGCTTCCGACACCTCATCTAACAGCAAGCAAGCCTGCTGGTTTCTGGGGTGTGGGAATACTCTGCCTGAGAATGTATATGGAGTATTCAACTCAACCTTATGACCAACCACCATAGCAGGCAGAGTCACGTGATCGCTGTTATCGCCGCCAATTTGCAACTGTGGGGTCAGTTTTACATCGATGACGTCGTGGTGGTCCACTACCTGACAAACTGCTGTTCTGCACGGCGGCATTCTCAAAGACTGAAAGATGGCTTGTCTTTGAGCAGCTGCCGGAGCATTCACCACAGACAAAATGCCAAACGCAGTGCCTTTCACTGTCAGTGTAACCATACCCGTAGTGGGATCAGGATCAATGGGCCTAACTGGACACCAATGGCAGTGCTGTTGATCTTTGGCGCAATTTACCTTCACAGTACGTGGGGCAAGATATGGGGCTTCATCCATAGATTGGACTACAGCCTCAACAATGATCTTCTTACCAACATTCTCAGCCTTTGCTGCTTGTGAGAGTTTCACCTCAACAGCTATAGGCTCAATGATGTCGTCTTCCAACAAATCTGAGACATACTTAGTACCTGACTGAATCAGTTTGGCCCAGTCATCATCAGTCCTGCCTTGGGCCTCCCAATCATTTATGTCGCCCTTTGGATGGGCATTAATATCCAATGGCAATTGGATGATTTCAACTGATTCAGCATCGTAACAGATTTGGGCAGCAACTTTTCTAGCTGCTGTCTTGCCTCCCAAATCAATATCCATGCAAATCAGAACCTTCTTGCCCTTCAACAGTTTGTTGAAGTCCCTATCCCAAGCACCTTCGCCAGCAGTGACTGCTACAGCACCTACTCCAAATTTGTTGAGTCTATGCTTAGCAACTAGGGCTTTGCATTCCCCACCACAAATCATCACTGTGGGGAATTCAGTCTGCTCAACTTGGAACAGCCTAATCTGGCTGTATCCCTTCAAATTGCGCATCTTCTCAGGGCCTGGTGCCCCGGGTTTGTACAAACGGACGTTTACAACATTCCTATCCTTGTCATAGACGGGGATAGTAATGCGTCCATCATTATACCCTATTCTTGCCTCTCTAAGCATGTCATCAGTGATGGCACGCTTTCTGAGGGCTGCAAGTAATGGACCAGCACTCCAAACCTTCTCATGCCATCTCTCAATCAATTCCTGATTGACAGCTTTGACTTGAGTCAGTTCATACCTGTTGGACAATTCTTCTACAACCGATGCCCTATCAACATGTTTGCCTTCCTTCTTAGCAATGATATGCTGGATGAGCGATATGATATCACCCTTGGCACCACATGTTGCAGCTTGGCATTTCCAAACATTGCGTTCAGTGTTCAATTGCAATGAGGGCGTCTTGTCCTCATGCACTGGACACTTACAATTCACTTCATTATCGTTTTGAGGTTCAAATGGCCAATTCAATCTCTCCAATTCTGTGAGAGCATGAATATTTTCAATTGGTAGTTTGGTACTCAACTTGTCGCTCCAGGGATGGAAAACCATTCATGCAGTTTCCCACATGAATGGTTGGGGGTGGTAATCCCAGTCGCCCAGCCGTGTATGAGAGGGGCAATTAGCCCGACAGTTTCACCTTACCTGGGCCCCACTGCTACCTACGTGGAAGCAACTTATCCAACATCGCCATCGACATCGGTTGACTCAACACCCTGATTGTTGCCCTCATTAGAGTGGACAACTCTCATCTTGCCTTCCTTGAAGAGTCTGGAAAGCTCAGCGTATCTGGACTGGAACAACTCCGCATCCTTCTCATCGATGACGGGATTATCAGCAGCCTGGAAGTCCAGACCATACCAGTTACCCAAGTCCCCCTTCCTGATGGTGGGCTGGAAGGCCCAAACCTGAGCCCAGAGTGGCACCTTCACACGCTCCTCAACCAGCTCTTCTGGGTTGTTTGGATTTGGAGTGCGGATAGTATGGCGACGCATGCTGATAGAGTTAATCAGCTGACGGCCATTATAGAATTCACCACGCTCCATGCCCAGAACAACTTCAGTGCCGGCCAACGGATGGTCACCATAGATGACGCAAGTCCAGCAAAGGTGCTCAACATAGCTGTAATACTTCCTCTCACGATCAGGCTTACCAGCATCCCCCGGATAGACCTCAGTGCGAGTGTCAGCCGTCTTGCTCTTCAAAGCAATTGGATGGGTCTCATCATAGACTGGGCCCTCAACAATCAATTGATCCTTGTCCTTATTGTCGGCCCACTTCATCCACTCTCTGTGGAAGAACAGTGGGACCAGCAAGAATGGGGCATCACCTTCCTGCCAAACCAGAGCATCACCAGGTCGGACAATGACGCTGCCCTCACCAAACTTCTTCTTCAGATCAGCATCAGTCTGCCCCTGAATGATCTTCAGGCGAGGCAGCATCACCAAAGACTTCATCGATTCCAAGCTGTCGTCTTGCTTGCCGGCATACTTGGAGAGGAATCCTGGGTTGGTTCCAGTGACCTTGGTAATACCCTTGTTGTCGATTCTGTCAGTTCCCATTATTACACCTCTGAATCTTCTTCAATCTTTTTGCGGGTTCTTGTAAACGTACACGTGTATACATCCCATGTCTGACCAATACCTGGAGGCAGTTTCTTACCATCCTCAATCAACTGAGTCAAACGCTCTGACGTTTGCTCCCAGTCAGGTTTAACCAGACCCTTATCAATGACCTCCTTTGGAATGCCCAGTGACTCCATATACGCAATGTAGTCCGGGGACCCATATTCTGGAATCTTGCCAATCTTCTTAATTCTGAATGCTGATGCCCTGGCGTAGTTGCCCTTGATTGAATCAAACGGCTCGCTCATAGCTGCAGCAGCATACTTCAGCACCAATACCTTGCTGATCAACTCTTTTCTGACTTTGCTGTTCTTGCGCATCTCATCAGACAATTCCTCTTGCTCTCGGCACAAGAATCCCAAGTCAGCCAAATCCACATTTGAGTAGGCATTATTTGCCTTGATACGCTCGTCCATCAAACTGAGGTGCTCATACAGTTTATGATGCAAGTCCTTCAGTTGATCAGTCAATTTGAGCAACTCTGTAGTATCGATGGCTGGTTTGCCTAGATCACCCAAGATTCACCTCCGGCACATCTCCTGCTGCACATAGGCCCAAGACAACGACAGATGCCATCCTATGAGTTTTGAACGCTATGGACTCATCAAGATCGTCCGTCCATCCATTGGGTCCATTCGATAAGTACATATCGCGGCATCTGACATACCACCCGTTACCCGCACCCTCCACGATAGTCTCATCCGTTGTGTATGGTCTCTTCTCCAGTGAGGTATGTGAAATGGTACATTTGGCGACCATCTCCCGCAATCGTTCAATCTCGGCGTACATGTCCGGTGCCGACGCGATCAGTGCGGCATTGGCCTCCGCAGCATTGGACGTGTCAGTATGGGCGCAACCCATTTTGATGTGCCGGGGAGTGTCTTCTTCGATACAGTTCGGGATGTTGAACGGCCACAGGATTTGGTGTCCGGTCTTGACCTGCACAAGTGATACGCCTTCCCATTTCCACGGACCCGGCGTGTGTTTCATGTCACTCACATCCCACCTCCTGCTGCCCGAAATCAAACACTCTGACTACATATTCAGATGACCCGGCATGAAACATCAACAACTTGAAAGTTTCATACTCTGATGCCAGCACTCCAATGAGTACTGGAACAGCCAAATTTGATCCAGTCAAGCATACATAGTCCTTGTTTGGATCAAATCCAATCTCTTTGAGCCTATGCTTGAGCAGCCCTATCAGCCCGTCTATATTGAACGGATTGATCTTGTTCCTAGACAAATACACCAGCTCCCCATATGTCTCAGCCTTACTGAGATCAAATTTAGGTGCTGGCTCTGCTAAAATCACTCTTTGCAACATGTCTATTCCCTATTGAATACCAAGGACACTACGCAGAATGTCTTTGATGTCCTGAATTGCGGCAGCGTCTTGCTGCTTCTTTGTTACTTCCTTGCGAATATCCTCATCCACAGTGTCTGGTACAACCAGATCTGTGATACGCACATTGGTTCTGGTACCCTTACGATGAGCTCTGTCTTCTGCCTGGCTTCTGAGAACAGACGACCAATTCTGACTGTAGAAGATTTCATGATCGCAGTAAGTATCAAACCTATCTGGGTTTGCTGGATCATACCCCAGCAAGTTTAGCCCTGCTCCAGCAGTTTGGGCGTTAGCTACAAACACCTTAACAGCTGGGTTTGTATTGAATTGCTCCACAGCCTTGAATCTATCCGATTCTGAGACATCACCATGATATACAACAGATGGGATGCCTTCCTCATCTAGTCTTGCCTTGATGACAGCAATATCATGACGGAATGTAGCCCAAACAATTGTCTTGCCTCTTGGGTCCCTGCCTTCAGCCTTGAGCAAATCTATCGTTGCATCCAGTTTTGGATTCTTGCCGTTGATGCTCTGAACGGTGTACGGCCTGACTACTGCTCCATCAGCATCAGTTTCTTCTTCAAAGACAATGTGACCAGAAGTGATTTGGGCAAGCCTCAACAACTTAGTGAGGACGTGATCGGCTCTGACCGACCTATTCTCTGAAGACAACAAGTCCCTAATCTCAATAGCCAGTTGGTCTTTCAGAGTGTTGTAGATTCTGGTTTGCTCATCAGTCATCTCAACTTCAACAATGTCATACACCTTATCAGGGAGAGACAACCCTGCTCTCTCTTTGGTGATGCGATAGGTGCATCGTGACAATCTCTCTTGAATGAGAGGAATGTGCTTGATGCCTACCAACTTCTCAATTGCGCTACCCACACCCAGATTATCAAGGTGTACATACTTGCCATGGAAAGCTGTGAAATTCTTGTAGAACAAGAATCCAGACATGCCACGGTCCAGCAATTCCAATTGGGCCCAAAGATCCATGACTGAGTTGGCGATTGGAGTGCCAGTCAGAATAGTAGTCTGACGCACTTTGCCATCCCTCTTCAATGTTCTCAATGCCTGCCATCTATTTGTGCGATGATTCTTGACTCCATGAGACTCATCAATGATCAGCAAGTCCCAAGGTGACCTGATTAGCGAATCAAGTGTGGGCTCAACTGAGTCTTGACCGATGATACATGCACCCCAAGCATACTGGGGTTCATCAGACGTACCATCAAGCTGCCTGCGCACCCTAGTCTCCCAGTCGCCATCCATGATAGCAACCTTACCAGGTACAACAGCAAACTTAGCAAATTCATTCTGCCAATTATGCCGCACGGCATTGGGGCAAACGATGAGCACCCTGTACAGGGTTTGTGGCCAACCCTCAATCTTGCCTGCTCGCTTGCGGGCAGATTCTAGACAGACTCTAGCAATGCAGGTGCTGGTTTTGCACGTGCCTTGCTCCATGAACAGCCCGAATCCCTTTTGGAACAAACTATTAACTAGAGGCACCTTTTGATGGGTTAGAAGCGGGAATTCAGGGTGATCAATGAAATCCTCCGGCAGCTCAGGCACTACGCCCTCAAGATCAAACCTTGCTGCTCTGACAGCATTAATGTGCTGAGACTGGAATCTAGCCAACAACCCCATGAACAACAGCTTAGCTGTGTCTGATGTGAAGATCACTTTCTCCATCGGCCAACAAGCATAGATAGCCAACACACTGAAGTCTGTTGCTGCTATGCGCCAGATGTTAGTGTTCTCTTTTTGCTTGCGTTCAGGCACCATAGCCAGCCACTTAACAGCTGCATTGGTGCTTGGGCCTCTGCGGGACACAAGCATCTTCTTGTCATTATGGGTGACAAGATCATTTTCAGAGAATCCCACAGGCATCACACCTGTGTACTCCCTCATGTTCTTGGCTTCAACTATGAATCTGTCCCCATCTTCATCAATGCCTACAGTCAGATAGTCTGTAGCAAAGATTGCTGGAGGCTGAAAGTGCTCTGAGGTTGCCTTACAAAGCGGGTCAATAATTGATTTGACTGCTTGTGGATTGATCATGTGGTTCCTTCTGTTACTATCTAGACAGCTATAGTATATCGGATATCTTTGCTCAAGTAAAGTGCTTTTTTAGTATTTTCCAACCTTACAGTGACAAATTGGTCTGTATGTGAGTACCACCATTTATTGCCCAACATGACCCGCCTGACAGCAAACTTGTTGGGTGTGAGGTAGAGTTGTGCACAAATCGTAGTTTAGTAATCCTCTGCATACTCACCCCATTTGACAGAAAATAATGCATATTGCATGTAAACCCATGTAAAAGGTAAAACCAGTTGGTGTATGCATATGCAGATCCAGTTAGGTTGTGCATTTAGGGGTGGTAAAGGCTAGGCTATAGAAGTAAGATTTGTGCACAACTTAACCCTAAACCTCTGGTAATGGGACTGTCCCTCTCAGACTATGTGCTGTACAATCACCCAAGAATTCAATATTGCCGTCACGAACAAATGAGTGGCAAACTTGAGTCTTCACATCGCCCCTAGGCACCCAAGTGAGCATGGAAGGATGAAATGTGGGGCTATTGACGTTCCCATTAAACTCCCATTTGGGTCTGTTAGGTCTGTCAACAGTATTGAATACGTGGTGATGACCACACCCAGGGCACATAACAGCAAACCCGTACACTCCCTGCTCATCAAAACACGGTATGGCTTTAGGCATCAGTTATGCTCCACTTCACATTGACCAAACTTGATAGTCTTTGTGGCTGCAGTCAACGTAGTGACCGTCAACCACGGATACAAATCAGTGCTGGACGATGGCAGACCGCTGGTGATGGTCTGAACCTTAACCAGAGTGTCCCAATCAGAACCAATCCAAATCTCAAGAGTAGTGCTGGACGTTGCCTTCATTACAATCAAATACCCAGTATCGGCAGCAATATCAGCAAGTTTACTGCTGGTCACACCACTACCATTGTAAATGTAGCTGCGCCAGCCAGTATCGCTGGATCCAGTGGAGTATCTTAGCAACACACTATTCACTGCTGGTGTGTTAGAACCGCTTGGATCAGAGGCAGCCAATCCGCACATAATGCGAAGTGATGCGATGCTGGACCCAGTCTTGATCTTGAAAGCTACAATTGGCTTCCACCTTAATTGCACACTGGATCCAGTAGCCCCAGTTGTAAAGATGCTGTTACCTGCCGCATTACCGTTGACAGCAGTAGTGGTCCAAGACTGTAACGGACCTTCTGCTTCATCAGCAGTATTACCAATGGTACCAGCTGGAGTGGCCCCGGCAGCACCAGTTACTGTTCTTGTGGCCGCCCCTCTGTCAGCATGGCTGCGGTATCTTCTAGCACCCATTCTGCAAAGTCCAGGCAATTGGTTATCAACGTATTCCCATGCCGCGGCAACGTATCTAAGATGCAGCTGTTCATCTTCCAGCCAGACAACCATGCCCTCTTGCGGTACAATGAATGTCCACTGACTGTTATACCAAATAGCCAGTTCACCATCGTGACCACTCCAAGCACCAGTAGCACTTGCCCCAACTATGTACACATCCCCTAATGCAGCTGATGGCGGAGTTGACAAAGTCCTGGTGGTGACTCTACAACCCATCAGAGCATCTACAATGTTTAGTGCTGCATTATACAGTGCCTCACCATTAGACTGGTTAGCAGCTAAATACGTGAGGCCCAATCTTGGCGTAGTCGTCATATCAACCTCATGGACTAAAAGTGCCGTGGAACGGTGTACCCTTACCAGCAATGGTGCTGATCTGATAAATCTTTACGGTGCACTTAGTGGTACCTGGTGAGCCGCCATCGTCTGTCTGCATAGTGGAGGTGTAATTCCAAGTGGTAGTGTCTGACACGGTAACTGATCTGAGTACCTCAGCATCGAAACCTGGACTGGCCAGTATTTCAATCAAGTATTTCTCAGGCAATTCATCAGTTGCATATGGCGCACCAGACGGCCCAAACAACCTAAAGAATGATTTGGTGCGTCTATCCCATGTGAATATGTAGTCGCCAGACCCGGCATCATAGGTCATGCTCACATTGCACGGTGAGAATGGTTTAGCTGATCTACCAGTCAACTCAACATGCACTGGGGTATAGTCTTCCAAGTTGCCCAAAGCCGCAGGCATTTTGTAGTGCTCTGTGAGACCCAAATGGGCAGCACCTAGGTCTAGGAATTTGGTACCTCCAGTTTGGACAGCAACAAACATGAGTCCAGCCTTGTGCTTGCTGGTCAGGTGTTCTGTGCCTCTCAACCCTCTCAACAAATTTGATATGGTGTACACGCCTGTTGAGACCAGGGTGGCAGTCTGGAATCCAATCAGCTCCCAATCGCCATCTGAAGTTTGTACTAACGCTCTATTGGACCCAGCAATCAACTCATCTAGAGTGCAAGAGTTCAAAGTGCCTTGGTACAAAGTGACTGTGAGAGAGTTGCCAGTGTCCAAAACCTCTGTGGGGCCATCAGCTAATGCCGTAGAGCACACCCCCATGGTGCTTTCAAGCATCTGGGAGTCTTTTCTAGTGTAGTTGGTGCCATCAGCACTAAAGTACAAAGCTGCTCCCGCCCAACTTGCTGTAGGGCTAGTGGCACATACAGCATGATACACGCCTATCTTGTCTACCAAATCTTTGTGAAGACTGGTGCAATCCATGATAGCTGGAGAAGTTGCTGGTGCTCTGTATGCTGACGATCCAGCACCAATAGCGTTTGACCCTTCAATGTAGTCATAAGCATCTTGGTCTGTGAGCATACCCTCAACATGGATTTTGAAATTGTGCCCAATAGTTACATCAGCTGCATAGAGAGAATACTCTCTGCCCTCATACGTGAACCTGATAATGTCTCCCTCAGATATCTCCAAATATCTTGGTGGCAAATCCACTATTGCTGCGTCTTTTTCAACCTCAGCAGTCCAGATTATGCGTTTGGCTATCACAGCTGCTGTATCTGGCTTCAGCACTATGGGTACATCAAGGGTAAACTCAGACTTGTTGGGATAATTTGCCCTGACGTATGGTTTGGATCCCTGTTGGTAGTCATTGTCAGTTGAAATGAACTTTACCACACATCTATACGGTTGGGATGTAGAATCTGGTCTGATTATCTTGAATGGTCTATCTGTATCAGACCCAGATTCAGATGCAGCCATGAAGTCAATTTCGGTATCTATGATCTTTTCTTCACCTCTGGTAAAGAAAGTCAACACCCCATTTCTGTCTTGACACCCCACACCATAAGTCAACAGCATCGGGCCCAGCACTCCTGATGCTTGTTGTGGGCCCGAAATGACCATACCCCTGAAACACTGGGACAATCTGGTCACATCGTACTCTGCTGGGTCCCAGCCATATCTTTGTAAGATCAACCCTATTGCCGTACCAAGACTGATGTCGTTGGATTGCTCAACTACAAACGACAAATTTGGTATTACATTGCCAAAATCTTCAAGAGCCAAATCTTCAATTACAACAATAGCACTGCCTCTGTAGTTGGGCACATTGTCAGCACCCAATACAGCCTGCATCAAGCTATTGGCTAGAGTTTGATTGCCTAATTTGATGTCTATGGAGGTGTAGTAGTTTGTAGAGCCAGCCTCATCCCATATTACTTTGTCATTAGCAAATATCTTTTTGATGGCATTGATCTTTAATGACCCTAACCCTCTAGTATCACATACATGTAATGCCAGGCTTCTGTAGTATTTGTAACTGGTGACCTTCTGACCTGCACCACCCTTACCACCCACTTCTTCAGTGTTCTCAACTGTCTTGATGTCTGACATCCAAATGACTCTACCACCAACTTTGACTTGTCCTAAACAGAAGCTGGCTGGTGAGCCTTCTGAAGCAACTGACATGCTCATGTCAGACAGCTTAGGCCCTTGAATTGGGTCAGTTGGGAATAACCACGGTAAAATGAATTGGCTGTCTATGTATCCGCCGATGGCTGCTCCAATAAAGCCACCGACTGGCCCACCCACTGCACTACCCACTGTCCCTAATGCTATGGTAGCCATCTATTTGGTCCTAACTGAAAGACATGAGTGACTAGTTTACGCCACTTGTCATCAAAATCGTGACGGACTACAGCACCTACAGATTGCCAAGCGTGGACCAACCCAGAGTCAGTCAATACCCCGATGTGTTGTGGCACCCTCTTTTTGTTAAACGTAAACACCAATATGTTACCGCTCTCATATCCAGCGGTCTCAACCAGGTTATCCCTAAGCATTGATATCAGAGTGTCACCATCTGGGTATTTGCTGTAGTTGAGTAAATCATAGCACTTGTACCCAGAGTCTATAGCACACTTAGCTATCAAGCCAACACAATCTAGTCCAACTCCAGGTAGTCTTGCTCCATGGTGCCACTCAGTACCAATGCAGCTGATAACTTTACGTTGGAACACTTCAAGCCGTGTTTGGTGTAGAGATGAGCTCATTGTTGCCCGGTATTTCTGGGAATCCACCAAAGTTTAACAGATTGCCTTGAAAAGATTTACACGCCTCCTTGGTATGGGCGCATCCTGGGGTTATGTCAAAGGTATCACCTATCTGAATGGGATACGGCGGTTTGACATACAACTTGTAGTCATTACCAACTTGCTGCTTTATTTCAGAAGTCAACCCCAAGTTGTCTCCAGCTGTCCAAGTCAATACTCCATCTGTATAGTACTCATCGACCGGAGTGACAGCAATAGTAGCAACAAATCCATTTGTACCTCCAGTTGTAACGGTGCCTGTTTGGGTCAATACAGCTAAATTGACTTGGCAAGTATCTGGGTCGCCAAATACATAGTCACAATCTTTGTTCAAATTGCGACCAACTTTTCTAGACAACCTGGACTTCAAATCTTCAACTTTGGCTTCCCATATCTCACCATTGAATGAAATCTCCAATATCTTGAGGACATACTCATGGAGTTTGCCCAACCAAGGGTATTTCCAATTCACCAAAGTGAATTCGTACACTATAGCATCTTTGTACTTGCCAGCAATTAAATCGTCATGGGTGATGAGGGTAGAGTCCAAATAGGATTTGGCAGTGTAGTTGGCCCCCTCAGCACCATCTTGCTTTTGTCTGGCTGAGGCATTAAACGAGCCTACTGGTGAATACACTTGACCATCTACTTCAAGTGCCGTATTATGATCGGTGAATCTGAAAATGACCCCATCCACTCTTTCAATTCGCCAACAAGTGGCAAACCTCAGAGCACCGTTTATCAACACAGAGGATAGTGGTGTGCGGATGCTAGGCATTAGTATTGTCCCATAGTGATGGGGTTCTAGGACACTTGTATTTGGAATCCTTCCATTTGGACCTCAGGAATACCCCATTACATTGACAGTTGGTACATAATGGGCTGCCGCCTTTAGTCAATACAAACTTGCCGCAAACGTTGGATCTGCAAATCTTCTCATTCTCGGCAGCTTTATCATCGGTTACATTTCTCACACCTAGGGTAGTAAGCACAACTGAGGTGACTGCTTTGGCCCCATCATTCGCTAACTGTAATGGAGTGCGCAATTTGACAGCAATGAACCTAGCCTGTGCTGGTGTTAAGTTGTTTTTGTCCCAACCCTTTTCAGCTATGATGGATTCAAAAGTAATCATACACAAATGACGTCCGCATATTCCCATTTAGCAATACCAGAGCACATTTTGGGTGGATTAGCAATATACCCATCACATGATGGGCTCATCCAACCCTCCGGCACAGCACATGAGCTGATAATTATGAACGCTACAGATTGATATGGCCCTGGGCAAGTTTCGCAACTCAATCCTCTGTCAGTACACAAAGTATACTCACAACAACCTGGGTTATCCCCACCAGCCCAAGTTGGGTTGTCACCAGCAGTACAACCTCCCGCATCCACAACTCTGGGCTGTATGTCATTACCGTCTACAACCTTGCTGGCCCCATACACACCAAACAGAGTTTGGCTCCAAGAGGTGCAATCGCAGTAGGGACTTGCGCCACAAGGCCCGCTGGTGTCAGCACACTTACCATATGATGATGTTGCTGTATTTGGGAAGGTTATGCCAATCCTGTTTGCTTCCACATAAGCAGTAATACTAACAAAGTCCAAAGACTCATCTTGGATAGACAAGGAGTCAAATTCGATGTTAGTTGAGGTTGTCTCTTCAGTATACACCCCAATGTAACCAGTTGTGAACTCTAAATCCTCAGCCGACAAAGTAGTTGCTGATCCACCAAATGGTGTAACAGAAGCCTGCAAGTCAGTACCCCAAACATTTAGTTCCAAATCACATATTTGGGTACTCACAGCAGTTATAGTTGCTGTGGCCAACACAGTTTTACCAGATGCGTTATACTTACACAGTTGTACGGTCAAATCGGTAGTACCAGCACCTGGTGTTACTGGTTTTACATACAACCCGTACCCGTACACAGTTGGTGAGCCGTTACCCTTGACAAGTACGCCATGGCCCTTCTCTCTGATCTTTTGGGCTTGTGCTGAGACAGTACAATCCTTTTCATTAGCCCAAGCACCTGGATCATATCCTAAACAAGCACGTATGACACCGCTGCCAGCAACTGAGGCACAAGCTATCTCAGGTGTGCTTGCTGACAGGGTCCATGTACCATTCTTGGTCAGCAAGTCAGAGGTGGCTGCAGAGTCATAGGCATATGAGTAGTTTACTTGGTCAGGATCAGGCTTCAATCTCTCCCACTCAGCTATTCTAAGCAACGCACTGCCATTGGGTTGGTAGTCATAATCTTTCAAAGGCATTACATCGCTGTTGGAGTACAGGATGGCTTCCTCACAATAGCTGTCGGCCACAGCACAAGCTGAGTCATAAACAACGCTGTCTTTGGTGCATTTCTGAGTTGACTCAGCTAATTGGTAGGTCAGTCCGATGCAGCATTTTGTGTTGTCTCCATATCCGCTATTAGCCACACCGCCATCGTAATTATTGAAGCAACGATGAGAACCACCATAGTTTTCAAACGGCTCATCTGGATGCCCTTTACATGGATGAGGGTCAAGGTGCCAATTATTGGTCTCACTAGGGTTCTCAGAATCCCTAGTGCCATAGCAATCTATGGGAATGGTCAATTCGCCACAATGCGAAACACTCAAAGTGCCTTCAGCCTCATCCCAACCTGGTTCTAATGGCTTGAAGAAAGTGCGTCCGATCCCGGCACCATTTTCCCAGCAAAGATGAGTGTTTATAGTGGATCTTGGTAAATCCCCGCCAAGGCTCATGGTTCTAGAGACAGTAGAGTGGCCGAAACAGATATTGCGGAATACTGTGCCAGAGCCAGTGTACGGGAATGAGGTAGTCCATGGTGATCCATTATCCCATCTGTAATCTTTCCATCTATTATGGGCTCTGATAGTTACTGGAGCATCCCCGCCAGCATAGTCTCTATCAGCCAAAGGCACATAGTCCACCCCTAATGGCGAGTGGAATCTTGTAACCAACATACAAGCCATAGCTATCTGTGGGTGGCAAAACTTCTTGCTGATTGGATCAACACTATGCCAAGCCCCATTCACAAATGGGTCATCTTTGGTGAATGATAATGCAGCATCAGCAGAGCCTGCAGCTTGGAAGTTGCTGCCTTCAACCCAAGACTGGTTGATTTCACTGGCGAAAACATACACTGCGAAAATTGCACCAAGTGCCCCGCTGTTTGAGTCACATTTACCTCCGCCACCGCATCTATTGAATACAGGCTCGGCACTGACAGTGTGCTCCATGACAAATCTGATTTCAACAGTGTGGGCCACACCAGTCGCAGCAGCTGTGTAATTGATTACTTTGCGCCAAATATGACGCTTCACTTGCTGAGCACCATCCCACGTAAATGAGGTCCCATTCCAATGTATGTGGTAAGGATTACGGGTCAATCCATGTGCTGTAGCATAATAGTCCAGCAAGTATGGGTGGCCATCATTAAAGATGGCTTGGTAACACTCAGGGCTCAAAGTTTTGGTCAAAGGGTGCAATGGATCAACTTCAAAACAAGCTTGATCCATGGACCAAACCACTTTATTGGGCATTACGACATCAGCTGCTCTAATGGCCTCTCTATTCCAATTCTTGGCAATACTGACGTCTTGGAACATCGGGGCCAGCACTACTGCTCTGCCGTCTTCACCATTCAAAGGCAGGGCATTAGCATACTCACAGTCTGTACCCTCAAAACAGAATGGTGAATACGTTGGGTCAGCAACAGCAGCTGATATGCCTGAGAATGTTGAGTGAGATTCTGTTCTTGCTGTATTAATGGTACGTTTAACAGCATACCAAGTAGATGTGGTTGATCCCATCCATACTCTACAAATCTCGCCAGCAGACAAAGTGACCAAAGTGGTAGTGTCAGGCTTCTTGACAACCACAGATTGAGTGGATGTGGAATCGTTCAAAATGAAGAGCCACAATCCTCCTGGGTTAGCAGCGATTTGAGGCCCAAATTGTGACGGCAGGGTCACATTCTGAGATGACCCGCTTGTGTTTTTGAATATTTGAAAGAAGTTGCTATTTTGGTACAGTTGTACTGCACCAACTATGGTTGTGAATTTGGACCCGCCATGAAATTTGGACTCTGTAATCATACTGCGTACCAAACTTTTGCACTAGAGTTATCCACACCTAAAGCCAACTCAGCTGCTTGATTAACAGCCAATACAACTACTGTCGTACCAGTATGCGTCTTGATTGTGAACGAATTAGAGCCAACATTTATGACTGTACAAAGTGATCTGCCAGTTGGTAAAGATGCAGGGTCCGGCAAAGATATGACTAGACCAGCACCTGTAGTCTGTACCAGTTGTAATCTGCCATTGATTAGATTGATGCTGGCATTAACAGATGTGACCAATGAATACTGCCCACCATATGGGTAGTCCTCATCTATCTGTGTCGCATCTTTGATTTCAACCAGTGGTATAGAATCGACACTACCAGAATCAAATCCCTCAATTTGTTGCCATAAGGCATTGTCAATCTCTTTACCAAATCTCACAGGTACGTCAAACTCAAATCCGCAAGTGATGACTACTCCACTACCTGGTGGGCTTACAAACGTAACCACACCAGTGGATGTATCTACTGACCATCCAGATGGTTGATTTACACCATCAAATGCGATAACCACAGTACCAGCTACTGGCTTTGTTATGGTCCTAATTACTGTTGATGGGCCGTTTTGATACCTCTTCACCAATTGAAAAGTTGTATCTGATGCATCACCAATACCAAGTTGCTGGTCTAGATTAGTTACAGTACCTATTCCAGAAGCACTTGAGTTGTAATCCAAAAAGTCTTTGTATCTGAATCCAAACGCACAACCGCTGCGAGCAATGTAGAAGTTGCGTACTGTAGTCACATCCTCCAAATCCTTGATACCCCAAACGACATCATATGCATGTCTTGGAGAATCCCATCTTTGCACTCTTTGTTCAGCACCAGATGAAGTTTCAATAATGTTGGTATTAAATCCTGGCCCACCTTTGGAGCCATAGCTGATATCAGTCGGGAATCTAACCTCATGAAATCCCATCTGTTACCTCATTGATCTGCGCATTCTTCTGATAAGTTGCGGCTGGGATTCTCTAAATTCATTTGGATCTTTAGCCACCACAGTCATATTAACATTGGTGACTCTGGTAGCGTGCCCAGTAACCTCAACACCCAATTTGCCTGATGACCCTCTGGAGAGCGGCATGATCGCTTCAGGACCATTCTCACCCATCAGAACAGTCTTGCCACCAGTCATCGGGAATACAGTTGGACCCCCCACTATGCCGCCCCTAGCAAACGGCACCAGACTACCGTTGTTAAACACATTGCCATTAGCACTTGCTGGCCCACCTTTGGAGCCATAGCTGATATCAGTCGGGAATCTAACCTCATGAAATCCCATCTGTTACCTCATTGATCTGCGCATTCTTCTGATAAGTTGCGGCTGGGATTCTCTAAATTCATTTGGATCTTTAGCCACCACAGTCATATTAACATTGGTGACTCTGGTAGCGTGCCCAGTAACCTCAACACCCAACTTGCCTGATGATCCTCTGGAGAGGGGCATGATTGCTTCAGGACCATTCTCACCCATCAAACCAGTCTTGCCGCCAGTCATCGGGAATACAGTTGGGCCTCCCACTATGCCGCCTCTAGCAAACGGCACCAAACTGCCGTTGTTAAATACATTGCCATTAGCACTTGCTGGTCCAAAGGCACCCATTATGCCTCCGCTGATCCAAGTGCTGAGTTGCTTAGCAACCATCTGCTGGAACACCAACTGTATCACAGCCTTGGTTAATCCTTCAACAGCTTCCTTGGCTGATTTAGCCCCAAATATCATATCAGTAAAGGCTTGACCAAACTCGTCACCAATATTATCAGCCAATCCTCTCAATTCTTCCAAATCAACCAGTTTCTCCAACTCAGCTCTGTACTCAGCAGTGCGTTGTGTAGCCAATTCGCTCTTTTTACCATACATATCTTCTGCTTCGGCTTGGAATCTGGCAACCTCAACAGCAACTCTGCGTTCCTTGTTACTCAAGAACAAGGCTGCTTGCTCATCTCTCAAAGCCTGAATCTTAGGCAGCATCTTATGGTCCGCCTTAGCATCCTCAAGACTATTCAATGCTGCTTTGTATTCCTTCAGCACTTTGATAGTGCGTTCTGCCTCTTTGCCGTAGGCATCTTCAGCAGTTGCTTGGGCCAACGCCATCTTCTGAGCAATACTACGTTCCCTCTGGCTGCTGGCCAGAGCAATAGCTTCCTCTTTGGTATCATCAATGAGTTTAAGCATCCTGTTGTGGGCTTCCTCATTGACTATGGTCATGTCCATTTGGCGTTCAATGTACTTGTCAACAGCAGTGCTGGTACCATCTATTGCATCAGTAGCCTCAGAGTTTGCTTTGACTGTTGAAGATGACAAGTCATACCAAGCACCAATTTGCTTGTTCAGAGAGTTTACCAATGAGTCAGAAGAATTAGCCATGTAATCAAAGAAGCTGTGGCCTTTTCTAGACTTGCCAGCAAACTCATTACTAGCGTCATTCTGAATGTTGAGGTATGACTGGTCTATATTGGCCTGATCGGCACTGCGCCTGGCCTGGGCTTGCTTCATCAAAGACTCTTCATCGAATCTTTGGCTCTGATGGACACCACTCAGCACCATGCTAGTACCCATAACACTGGCGGCCAATCCTGAGCCCGGGGCAATTTTGTTGATCCATCCGCTCCATCTATTAGCACTCTTGACCAATTCATCAGCAGAGTAATTGATGAAGTCATGCCACAAGGCTTTTAGTTTGATGACCAGCACTTCCCAATAGTATTGTATGGTGTTTGCTGCAGTCAGCATCTGGTTGGCTACAAAGTCAGCGATACCTCTAACCCAAGCAAACTCATCATACAAATACTTGCCAAACTCTAATGCCATCAAAGCAGTGAGTATGCTGGAAGTAACAGCAAGTGAGCTATTCCAAGTAGCCGTGGCCAAAGTTGCTACAGCCATAGAGCTAGCAATACCAGCCAACCAAACGCTGACTTGGGTTCCGATCAGTATGCCTAACAACCCAGCAGTCACTTTAATGACTTTGACAACTTCTTCAGCAGTCTCTTTACTACCAATCAGCTTGTCGTCAAACCCTAACATCAATCTGATGGCGTCAGTAATGATCACCAACAAGTCTTTGAGGCTCTTGCCCAGACCACTATCACCTATCATAATGGCGGCATCACCCAGAATGTTGATGAATTCCTTGAATCTACCCATAAGGGTGTTCTGCATGATATCCACCAACAGCTTAGTGGATCCAGCAGATTCAAGGTTAGCTGAAGTCAATTCTTTCAGCCTCTTGATGTTTTGTACTAATGCAGTGGCACCTGAGACCTGCATCACGCCGAATATCTTGGCCATGTCTTCAACAGACGCCCCAGCCTTGGCCAAATTAGCCATCGCCCCTGTAAATCCATGGGTCTTGATACTGATGTCTTGTACAGTGAGGCCCATAGACTCAAGAGTGGCTCTGGCTTTGGCTGTAGGATTGATTAGATCCACCATGATACCACGCAAGTTGGTACCTGCCAAGCTGGCCTTAATGCCTCTGTCAGACAACACGCCTGCGGCAGCAGCTGCCTCTTCAATACTGATGCCTAAGGCACCGGCAGTTGGACCAGCATACTTCATAGCCTCAGCCAAATCTCTCACGTCAGACAATGACTTGTTTGCTGTAGTGCTGAGGACATCCACCACCCTGTTAGTTTGCTCTGCTGACAATTTGAACTGATTGATGATGTTGGCGGTGTAGTCAGAAGCAGCACCAAGGTCCAATTGGTGCGCAGTTGCTAATGCTAAGATGCCTGGCAGGGCCTTGATTGAGTCCCCAGCACTAAATCCTGCCTTGGCCAGAATCAACAACCCTTCTGCTGCTTGATTTGCTGACGACCTTGAGCTGGCTCCCATTCTTAGAGCAACAGCCTTCATTCTATCCATCTCATTGGCCGTGGCTTCAGTCACGCCTTTGAGTGAGGCCATAGTCTGTTCAAAATCAGCAAAGGTCTTGATGGCTTCCTTGACTCCCTGTATAGCCAAGAATGCTGAGAAGAATTGCATAGCAACAGTGCGCACAGAGGACATGATCATCCCAGTGCTGGACAAACTCTGGTTCAGAGAGTTCACACCGCTAGTTGCTGAAGCTGCTGCACCTTTCACCTGCACAGTAGCTTGGATGAAATCATTGGCTCCTTGTTTCACTTTGGTTGTTCTGATTGCCAGTTCTAGAGTTGCCATGTGAAGACTCCCTGGCCCAACTCAACCATTCTGAATCAAGAGCCAATATGGATTCCAAAAGTGATCTGACATCTGAATCTGTAAAGTCAAAGCACCTTAAATATAGCACCACATCTGTGATAGATAAGGGTGCTGCCCCAAATCCGTTTACAGGTCGATTCTTATGCAGGGCATTAAATAATGCCATTGGTAATAGATTGTGCTCCCAAAGTCTGGGTCTATTGTCCCAAGATGGAGATGCCTCACCTCTTGCTTCTCGTCTCTTGAACAATGAGATGATTTCTGGTTTACCCCAAACAAGTGCCCATCTCAAGCACTTGGTCAGTTTCCCTCAGCCTCAGCTTTGAAGTTGGCAGGCTTGTTGCCCAATTCAACCAGCAACTTTCTGAAGTCATCAGAGTCAGTGATGTAAGCCTCAGCAGCTTCCTCAGAATAGGGTACTGGTTTAGAGTTTGGCTCATCACTCTCAGTAATGCCCTCCCAATCTACCAAAACATGCTTGGCCAATGCCTTGGCTTCAATGCTTCTGAAGATTTTGAGGTCATTATCATCAACGACAGCAGTGTCGTCAGCAATACGCTTGGCCAGACTGGAGTGCGGCTGTGCTAACTTGCGCACAGTCTGTAGATACTCAGGGGTGCCGATTCTGGCAACTCTGATTCTGACTCCTGAGCCAAGATCGTGCCATACGCCATCCTTCTCCAACTTCTTGTCTGTACCAAACATTTTCTTGAAACTAGGCATGCCATCCTCCAGATGGGAAATATTCTGCATGGCAAATTGCTATTCCTAGCCTGTGTGCACACAACCCATGCTTTTGTGTGGGGGCCTGTCAGAAAATAAAACTGCACACCATTCTGGCATGCAGTTTCAGGGGTTTTACCACTTAACGACACGGATCATAATACCCTCAGTAGGATGCATGGCGCAGTTGAAGGTGAGCTCGGCCATGACATCTTGGTTCTGGGCCGGAGCATTGCGCTTGGCGTTGGTGATCTTGACCTCAGGCAACTCAATAATGTAAGTGTTGCTTGAGGCATCCTTGGCAATGAACGCCAATCTGACGCTGGTAAAGTTAAGACACTTGTCCACTATAGTGTTGCTAGTGAAGTAGGCATTCATGGTCCCGCTGATGTTCAGAGTACCAGAACCAATACTGATTGGGTACAGAGACGCAACCTTGGTTCTGGTTCTCAAATTGTTGTTGAGGTTGATAGATGCCTGGGTGATGTCAAATGACGACAAGTCCAGCAGAATTGCTTGGACGTCATTAGTCGCCGACATCACATCGTTGGTTGGAGCAGAAGTGTATGAGCCATTGCCGATAGTTGCAGCAGCACTGGCTTCCTTCTGACCCATCAGACCACAAGACATAGTGAGAATCTGTCCTGCAGTGATGTTGAATCCCATGGTGTTAACGCACATACCTAACAGAGCAGCAAACGTGCTGGCTACGTCATTGTATTTGCGTTCAAACGAGTATGAGCTCAAAGTGGTGCCATTAACAGCTTGAGCACCCATGGAGATGGTACCGCCAGAAGCCAGAACCTCATTCACGCCGTTACCATTACCGCTAATGGTCATCACGGTAGCAGTAAGGCTGGTGATCTTACCATACCCATTATTGGATGTATTAACAAACCCGCTGATCTTCACCCACTGATTGTTTTGATAGGTGTCAGTGAGGAATGATCCAGATGCCCTAGTGATGGTGTATGATCCCGATCCAGCAGCGACAGTCAAGCTGGGCATCACGGTACTAACTGCAGTGGACCAGCCAGCAGACTGTAAGGCAGCAAGAATGAAATCATCATGAGCACCAGCAGACAGCTCAAGGTTCAAATCACCCTTGGCGTCAGCACCAACTCTGACGATCTTGCTAACCTGGCGGTCAGACCTAATCTCATTGGAGATGACGGTTTGGGTATCCTGACCCAGACCCTCACCAGCCATCCTCATGATCTGCAAAGCAGACGATGGGGTCACGCCATACGTGACTTCTTTCACATACGACAATTGTGCTCTATTAGTGTCAGCCATTTTTAATGCTCCTACCCAATCTCATCGAAATGGAATGGGCAAATTACATTGATCTGCCAAAATGAATCCGACCTGCCTACAACCCTAAATGATGGAGTGCTAAACCTCACGTGAGTACCAACAATTACACCTCTGAACTTATCAGCTATGAATTGTGAAATACTCCAAGCATCCCCATCGCTTTTATCGACTGGTACAAACACCTGTGCTATTGACATCCCAGAATGTCGGTGGGTGTTAGATCCAAGTTTGCTAACCTCAACTTGATTGGACTCAACAATGCTGAAAGAAAACCTGACCCATGGTGAGTCTGTTTTTGATATTGGTGCGCCGGCATTATCAGTCAAAGGCTCATTGTCATGTTGGGTGTAAAACTGTACAGGTTGCACCCCTGATGTGATGTTATCAAAATAGTACTGTCTAATGGCATCTCTGGCTTCTGTTACATTCATATTGCCTTCTCCTGCAACTTAGCCAATATGTATGACAGTGTGCCAGGTGCTGTTTGAGACGAGTGACCTTCTTCAACAATGGTCGTGATGTACTTTGAGTTATTCACAATCCAAATGACGGTTGTATTGGGCTTAATGCCAGATATTACCTGTTTGACTTTGGCTAATGCAGGTCCAGATATAGTACCAACTGGTGATGGATCTGGTGTTCCTTCTCCTTGTGGTTTAGCATCAACAGCCATCAACCAATTGCCCTTTGCAGTGCCTGTATCCACTGGCGTGGATTTAACAAACTCTGAAAAGGCCCACTCAACCAATGCGCCCACATCTTTATTCAACGATGCAAGCACTTCTTTAGTTTCCAAATCAACTTGAGAATTGAAGCTGCTCACTTCTTCATCCTCATACCGTAAGCAGCAATATCTTCTCCAGTATAGATGTTGGTCACGTTGACTACAGTCCAGACCTCACCATCAATAGTGACCTTCAATCCAGCTTTCATAGTTATGGTGAGAGGTGATGCTGCAACAAATGCACCCTGCTCTCCACTGACTATGTTATCCCCGGATATATATTTCAAAGTGGCTACATCCGGTGGAGTGATTTTGACTTGTTGGGATACAGGATTGGTTACTGGACTACCAACAGAATCAAAGATGACTGAGTCATCTGTAATGGTGACAGACTTACCATACTTGTCTATCAAAGAGATCACTTTGGGGCCAAGTCTGATGTCTAGTGCTGTACTCATCCCAAATAAATCCTATTGGATGATCCTAACACCGGAGCAAGCATGGCATCCACTTTAGGGTATGAATTTGATACCCTCTTGCCGCCACCTTTGTAGGTGATTGATTCTTTGATGGGGCCAACTTCTATGGACTGAGAGGCAATCCCGCTTTCATCAGTAGTCACTACGCCCAGCAACTCTTCACCTTGCAGTATCAATCCAGCGACATACGCACAAGCATCCTTAACTTGCTTGGGTACAACATTGGAGTCAATTCTATAGCCATCCAGATCATCGACAAACGCTCTTGGCCAATCCAGGGCTTGGTCCAAATCTGTACGTCTCTCAAGCCATCTGCCTTTGTAATTTTGATCCAAATACGATGTGGCTTGGATGAGAGCCAACTCTCTTGAGTCTGCGCCACCCGCCAAAGTGCCAGATGTGACTTTGTTGGGCAGAGTCAAAACTGAAGAGACTGTTATGGATGAATTACTAGATCCACCAACTAATGCTTGTACTGTGATTGTGGTATCTGTCAAAGAGGCAGAAACAAGTGGGTCAGCAGTTGACCCAAGATATTGTACCCCAGTTTGACCAGTCCAATTTATGGCAGCAGTCAGGTTAGCTACCGTCTCAGCAAGAGTGGTGCCAATCTTTACGTCACCGCTGGATGCAAGAGTGGATTTGAAAGTGTATACAGTGGAACCAATGGTGACAGTTTGACCGTTAGTAGGCTGATTGTAGAATTGTATTGTGGTTGAGCCTTTTTGATCGATCCAGGTGCTCAACGTGCCATTCAAGGTATGGAAAGTGGTCCCCTCAGCAACAGAAGCGTAGCTGTTGGAGTTGGTTAACCCTTCACCTGTTTCAACTACAATGACTGACATAAACATGGCCCGGAGTATTAACCCCAGGCCATGTGATCACTCGCCTTCGGTCTCAACCTCAGTCTCAACAACTGCTGGTTTGGAGACAACGTATCCTCTGGCCTCATACTCCGGCAGGTCAGACTCGTTGATGATAGCTAGCCCAGCTGGACCGCTGACCTCAATAGTCTTGACTACAGTAACACCATTGGGCACTTGCTCGTCCATTATTATTCTCCATTGGGTAAAACCCAGCCCAGAATCATATGACTCTGGACTGAGCGGAGGATGGAATCAACCAAGGATTCTGGTCGCCAGCTCAGGTCTGACGAGCTTGGCACCCCAAAGGATGTCAAACTCCCAGGCCACTCTCTTGTACTGACGACTCACTTCAAGACGCAGAACCAGACCAGTCTGTGGATCCTGAAGAGACATGATCTCGTTACCAAGAGCCATCTCAACAGTATTAGAAGCCAGAGGTCTGGTAGCAAACGCAAACGCATCTCTATGGAAGACCATATTGACCACGTGCGTCGCAGTCTTGGTGATGGCCACGTTGTCAGCCACCGCAACCTTCAGGCCTGGGTAGATGGTAATAGTACCAGCACCGCCGGCATAATCGGTCTGGATGGCATAGGTCTGGGTATGACCGGCAAAGGTAATGATGTCACCCTTGACCAGAGTACCAGTACCAGTGTCCACAACAATGGAGGTGCTGCCAACGGCATAGCCAGCACCATTGTTCACCAAATAGCCTGATCCAGTACCAGCAGTGTGGGTTGGCACAGCATCGTCGGCATACCAATCGATGCCAAACTTACGGCCAATCTCTCCTTCAATCTTCACCACATTGTCGCCGACCTTGTCAGCATCGCTGAATTCAGGCAGAGCCAACGCAGCAGCCTCAGCCGCAAAGTCCAGCATACCTCTACGCTGGTCTCTGGGGCACAACTGGATATTGAGAATCTTGCGAGCGTCAGTAGCAGACTTGACGCCCACGCCAGAACCAAATGGAGTGGTACCAGCAGTGCCGACCACACCATAGACTCCCTTGTACTCAGCGAAGATGGAGTCATTAACAGCCTTGGCCAAGGCTCTCACAGCCTCTTGGACCTGCATAGGAATGAAGTGAGCGTTGCGGTCAATTTCCACTAAATCCTTATCAGACAAGAAGAATGGGGAGTTCTGCTTCCAGTTGGACAGAACAACCTGCACCTTGGAAGGCGTGGTATCGCTGCCAGCTGGCGGAGTGTTGCTGGGAGTCACATCAATGACCGTCATAGCAGAGCTAATCGGCACATCGATGGTATCGCCCTTCTCTCTGGCCTCATCGCTGTAGTCACCATTAACCAGACGAGGCATGCTGGCCCGTTCACGTAAAGCCAGCAGTCCACGAGCCAAAATCTTTGGCATAATGGCTGCAAGATTATTAGCCATATGTCATCTCCAAACAAAATTGCGTTAGTTAGTTACACACAGCTGTCCCAGCTGTCGGCCATCCCGGCCTGGTATCAATCAACAACCTTAATGGTGCCATCTGCGATACCTGCCAGATTGCGACCCAGGGCGTCCTTATCTCTCCTGCTAATGGTCTTGACAGCCCCAGAACCTACTGGGGTATTGCCCTTGGGAGCACCGGCACCACCGGATGCCCCAGACCCGCTAGAGCCAGACGCCTCAAAGGCAGATGGGAATTTGGCTGACATTTCCTCAACCAATTGAGGAATAGTCATCAAATCCGTGCCACTGCCAGATGGACTAATGCGTGCGTTACCATCTCCATCTACAACTTCAACAGCGTATTGACCGTTGTCTAGCCTCTTCATTCTAGTGGCCGCAAGAGCATGGGGCATCAACAGTTCTGGATTGCCTTTCTTCTTAGCAATCTCAGTGCTGAGAGCAGCCAATCTGATGGTGTGGTCCAGCTGCTTAGTGGCAGCATCCCTCTCAGCCTTGATTGCTTCCTCTTGCTTGGCAAACTTAGCAGCCAACTGAGCTTCTTTGGTCTTGAGAAGTTCAGATGCCTTCTGTTCTGGGGTCATATCGCCCCACTCAGTGACTTTCTGTAGGGCTTCCTTGGCCTTTTCAGGATCCAACCCTTCAAACTTCTTGATAGTAGAAGTCAGTTGTTCCTTCTCACCTCTGAGAGTCTGCACTGTCTTCTTCAGACCAGCAACATCCTCAAGAGCCAACCCAGCAACAGCTTCCACATCAAGCACATACTTACCATCGTCACGCTTTTTGTACTCTTTTTGTACATCAGCAGACAAACCATCAACCGAATCCAAAACAGCCTTAAGTGCCATTCCATCGCTCCTTATTTGATTTGGGTTCCAATCAAATCAAAGTGGTCCACCACCGGTACCAGTGAAGTCAATAAACCTTTCACTGGACCGTGTACTTGCTGCATTAGCCCTGCCGCCACCATTTGACATTTGTGGTCTTTGTGTAGCTTTGATAGCAGCTTTGGTCTCATCCTTGAGCGGAATGAGCTTAGCTGGGTATACATTGTATTTAGCAGGCTTCATATCGGGATTATCGTATTGGTTCTATGCATTACTAGAGTTTGGTTGCTTTCCCACTGGCTTAGTTGCCTTAGCCAATTGCACCTTGCGATTTAGCTCATCATCCTTGGCAGCCTTTAATCTAGCCAATTCCTCTGTAAGATCCAAATTCTCATCCAACACTGCCCTACGCTTGTACTCAGACAAGAATGTCTCATCACTGACCTTACCAGCAATACAAGCATCAAGCAAGGCGGTCAAGTGGACAGAGTCTGCAGCAGCCAAACCAAAATCGCTGAAGATGTTGTACTTGATCTCGCCAAGGTCTTTCTTCATCCACTTAGCACAGGCTTGCATACACTCAACTAGGAAGGATTCAAGCAATCGTACCCACGATTGAACATTGCTGTGGGTGGACATCTCATCCACCAATTTGCCAGTAGCAGTACTGTTGCTAGTCCTCTCAATCAACGGTTTGAGGCCCAATACTTCCATTCTGAGTTCAAGTTTGTCTAAGTCATCTTGTCCAGCACCAATGGCTTGACCGCTGTGCTCCACAAAGGTGAGATCAGCATCTGGCTCCTCAGTGCTGACAAAGTGATTGGAGCTGATAGTGATGCCATTCTTTATCTCAGTGTCATTGAAACCCTTGGCGAACAAGATACTGATTCTAGCAACTTTCAGGACGTTGTTCTGTTCGCTGCTGCTTTGCCAGTGCCTGATATTCACCCAAGCCAAATCTTCAAGAGGACACTTAGAGCACATTACACCGTCTTGGTTCATGTAGTAAGATAGCAAAGGCACTTTACCAAAGGTATGAGTGCCGTTAGCTTCATTAATCCAATCCACTTTACCTTTGTCATCCTTAGATTGGCGCCATAACTCCCATGTGTCTTTGTTAAACACCCTAATGTACTCAACTTTGGTATCTGAGTACGCTCCAACAGGCTCAATCCGCACCTCTCTGATGCGTATCTGGGTCAACTCTAACCCATTGTTGGTTATTTCATGGCGCCAACCAATTAAATCTGGTGCTTCAATCAAATTCATAATGGGTCTTGCACCCATGTTTTGCTCATCAGCTTTAGTAGCAGTTGCTGGGATTACTGGGTAGTCTACTAACACATGGGCTCTACCATATTTGAGAGCAGACTTGTAAATTGCCCTAGCAAACTCAGACATCTTAGTGCCTGACTTGTCTACATTAGATTCAATAACTTCCAATTCAGCTGGCAAGTCCCCAATTCTGGTGATCGGCTTGCTAAATGGTTTTGCAACCAACCTGTCTACAGTATTGGAGAAACCATTGTACAAGAATGATCTAGACAACCTTGTGCTATAGGTGCTGTCAGCCTCACGTTCCTCTTTGGGCAGCCATCTCTCAGCAGCCTTACGCATGGCTTGAGTACCGCCCAAAAGATCATGGACCATGATCCAAGACTCTTTTTGCTCTTCATACCCAATACATGGGGTAGAAACGCTATCCTCTTGAATGGTCACAAGTTCTGGAGGCATTATTTAATCCCTTGAATATGCATTCTCTCATCCAACCTGATTGCCATATCTCTTGTAGATTTGGCTGAGTCTTCCAACTTGTCTAATCTGTAGCTCACTTGTTCATCTGAAATCTGTAATGGCCTGACCCAAGCAGCCCCGATTATGCTCACTAACCCTATGATAACTCCGCAAGCTGCAATAATCCATCCCCAATTTGGCCTTGCTTGTGATGTGAGCTCTTTTCTAATATCAGATAGCCCATCCCTAATGGAGCCATCTAATCTATCCATTTTACCTTTCAATCCATTCACATCAACATTTAATTGATGTACGCTACTTTCCAAGGCCACAACTTTTATTTGTAGCCCATCGCTTCTATTTTTCAACTCTGATGTGGTTCCGCTCACAGTAGTCCTCCAACACATCAATCATTACAGATACAAAATTAGACTCATGGGCATCTGAGTGTCTGTATACTGCCTCCAATAAGGCAAGATACCTGCTTTTGACTGGGCCAATTTCAGATCCCTCACCCAGTCCATCTTGTACTTGTTGTTGCCAATCTGGAGGTGGTTTTGAGCTCATCTACGTGCTTCTGTTTTAACTTCCTTGATGGTTAAATCATCAGCATCAGTAGTATGGCTGGCGATTGCTTCTTTCAATCTGTCATAGGCATCTGGAGTAACAGTTGGGTTGGTAGTGTCTTTGGCAACAGACCCAAAGTCAGCAACTCCCTTGACTACAGTGGTCAATGCCTTCTTGTATTTGGTCACATTCTCAGACAAAGTTTGAGACTTCAAATCCCTGTTGAGATAGGCAATGACAGCAAATCCAGCTACAGCAGCCAAGATGTAGATCAGCAAAGTTGGCATCATAGCCGCAGCCATCAAAGCCGCACCAAGGATGCCTAATATAGTGGCTGCCCTGATGTTCATTCTGTAGATGGAAAACCCAGCCCCAAGAATACACAAAATGCCAACCCATAAGGCTGGATTAGCAAAGAGGTTTGCTGGCCCAGTAATCTTGAGGGATGAGTCAGTATTACCACCAAGGGCTTGCTTGCCATTGCCTAAAGCAGCATTTGGTGCACTGCTATTAAACTCACTGACTATCTTCTCACCCCTGGCATTGAGGCCTGCCCCAGTACCAGTGGCTTCCTCTTGTACTTCAAGTGTGCCATTATCGGTGGTCTTCACTTTTTCCAGGACTACTGTTGACCCCGGTGGCAGGCCCAGCAGTTGTCTCGCTGCTTCCTGAGTCTCTGGGGGCAACGACTCTGGTTGTGCCACAAGCGTGGGAGTTAGGGACAGTACCAGAGCCAACATCATTCTGCGGACCATATTTCACCCTTAATTTGTATGTGTACGGCTGATCAGGGGCAGTTGACATCTGAAGTTTGGTTGATTCAGTGACAACTGGTTTACGCTCTTTGCTGACAACCTTTACAGATGATACTGCTGGGTCCACTTTAGTGGTTGCTGTAGCACTGCACCCAGACAGTATCAACAACGCGATCAAGGCGCAAATTTTGCTTTCCATTTGGTGGCCCAATCATTAAGAACAGTGACCACGGCTGCGCCCCAAGCGTCAGCACCAGTCAAGTTCAGGTGCACGGCATCAACTGTGTTAGCAGTCATATCCCCAAGCGGGGTCATGACGTCAAGCAGGCCCCAACCATACTGGTCTCTCAACTCTCTCATACGCTGCCACATTTCTTTCTTCTTAGTTTGCTCGGCAGCACTGTTGTTATCTGCGATGTATGGAGGGCACAAAACAACCTTCTCATACCCAGCATTAGATAACCTCTTGGCAAATTCAGCAACTCTGGCTTGCCAGATGATGTGGTTGTCACTAGTCTCATCAGAGGCTCTGTTTTGACCAATCTGTAAAACAGCAGTGGTCTGAGGCCTGTGATTGCGTTTACGCCACATCTCAATAGTGCGAGTAGAGTAAGTTGTAACCAAGTCTTTGATGGATGCTCCACCCCAACCAGTAGCACTAACAAAGATGCCGTTCAAATCAGTGCGTCTGATATAGGGTTGGGTAAATGCTAAAACCAATCCGCTGTGTGCGACAAACGGATTTGGCCCAGATAACCTTAAAGACATGTTGTCGTTGGTTAAAGACGCCAACCCCCCTTCAATTGGGGCGTATTGCAGGTGTAGAGTCTTAGTATTACAATACATGTTACCAAGTGAAGTATTCACCACGTAGGTGGCATTACCATCAAAGTCATCAAGCACATCGACCAGCACTCCAGACATGAGTCCAGAATCTGATGGGCCCATCAAACATGGAATGCCATATACAACTGGCTTGCCAGTCCACCAATCACCATATGCAAAAGTGAAGATGGTGAGGTCTTTGCCAATCAATTCAAAGATTCTACCAGCTGAGGACCACACCTCAGCGGCCTTGACCTTCCACTCACATCTTTCGCCTGGGATGATGAAATCCAGGCCTTTAATGGAGGTATACATAGCAGTTGCTGGAGTCTTTGGGCTTTGTGAATCACCTTCAACATCAGTGTTCTGGCCGCCAGCAATTTGTAAATTGGACGTACCTCCCAACAGGGACCCACCAGTGTTGAGACCTACAACATGCCCCTCCAACACCTTGGTATTTGGGATGTTTCTAGTGAATCCATAAACGCATGGTGTGAAGGACACACCATTGTTAGGATTCATAGTTGAATCACCCCAGAAGTCCACCTTCAGCATGGAATTATGCCAATTAGAACCAACTTCATACTCTGTACGGTTCATAAGCACCTCAAAATTGTATGACTCTGCTGGGTTCACCAGTATGGACTGGGAACTTCCTGGCGACATAATAACCCCAAGCATCGGTCAAGTGAGTGAGTTTGGGGTCTGACCTTTTGTCAATCTCGCCACTACCACCTTCTAACAATCTAACACCCTCAAAGTCTTTTACAGTATTCGGTGCTTTGCTGGGGTCTATCTTGGTTCTAACCACCCCGTCAGTGGATTTCAGCCTACTATTGACGCTGTTCACCCTCATTCGCTCACGTGGGTTGGCTTTAGGCACTTTGAATATGAGCCTATCACCATACACTGGGCGCAAAATCTGCTTGATCAACTCCCAGTCTGATCCTTGCACTTTCGATGAGCCTTGTGCACCACCAGTCGCGTCACCATAGCAGTGCACTTGTGCCGGATGATGACCCCACATATCCAGCAATTTCCTACAAACAGCAGGAGTGTTACTGTTTCTGTGGATGTAGACCTCACCAATGATCTGTGAGATGTCACCCTTCTCTTGTCCAATAACTGCTATGCCTGGTGCTGTATTGAAGTCAAAACAAAACACCAGCGGCTCTTCTGGATCATATTGTAGGCCGCGTTCACAATGCGTATCCACATCAAACTGGTAGTATGCTTTGCCTTCAAATGAGACAAATGACGCCAGATACTCCTGTGCGTATGTGAGCGGATCAAGCCTGCGTTTGGCAGAGTCAATTTCTTTGGTTGCTGCCTCTGCCCCCAGATAGTATGGCAAAATCTCTTCTGTGGTCCAGTGGTGGATTGCGCATTCTGGATCACCTCTGGCTTCTGTGACGTGGTCCCAATAGTGGTTTCTGCCTTCAGGCACACCAAAGATGTCGCCCCACCCTTGAGTGTCTGTGAGAGCAGGACGCACGTGGTTAGACCATGCTATTGGTTTAATGTCGCCAAACTCGTCCAGACAGATGCCCAGTAGTGGCACACCTTCAATGCGTCTGGGCTCATCCATGCCAGTAACCAGCACATGTACTCCGTTGTAGAGTATCATGTTGTTTTCAGATTCACTGATGTCTTCGATGAGGGCTTTTGGGACCATCGCCTTGATGTCCTCCCAGAAGATGCCCTCAGCCTGGCTCCAAACTGGCGCCCCAAAGACAACACGCCCACGAGTGCCGCGTGGGTATCTAAGTGCTGTTTTGATGCGTTTGCGTTTGGCTATCTCAGTTTTGCCCGAACGTCTGCCGCACGGCAAGTAGTTGAATCTGGCATTGGACTTCCAAGCCAGCAACTGTTTAGGGTGCAAATTGAATGGTGTGATGCGCGTTCTAAAGTTGGGTCCATCAGGCTGGTCCTCTGGAGTTGCGATACCCAACTCTTTGTCCCATTCTGGTATGACCCCTTGGTAACTCATGCGGCCATTTATTCTGGCTATGAGCACCTGTGCGTGGGTTTCTTTTCTGCGGGCCAACTCTGCATCGCTAGGGCCCAGCAAAGCTGCAGCAATCTTCTCTAATCTGGCTTGGCTCACAAAGAAGTATTCGGTATTGGTGCTGGAAAGTAAAAGTGCAGGCAATTTTGAGCTGTGTCAATTTGACAATAGGTGGTGTGGCAGTTTTGACATGTGTGGGTTTGGGAGTTGGGGAGAGTGTGGGTTGGGGTGATTGGAAGATGGGTGGTGTGCAATTTGTGTCAATAGGTGGCTGGGAGATGGGTGGTGTGCAATTTGTGTCAATAGGTGGGTTGTGCAGACCAGTTATCACATGCTGGGTTTGGTATCCGTTTGGATGGGGTGGTGTGCACCCAACGCACCCCAACCGACACGTTTGGGGTCAGTTAGGGCAACCGTACTACCGAACCAAACCCTAACGACCCGTTTGGGGTCTATACGTTTGGTATCCGATAGGGTACACCATTCCTAACTAACCTTTACTAACTAACCCCTGCCCTTTAGTAACCCATCCTTACTATCGCATGTTTAGTAAATACCCGATACTAACTAACCCTTACTTACTACCCTTCCTAAAGGTTTATTTGTAAGGGTAGTTTAGTAACGCCCTTCCTAAAGGACCAATACTAACTAACCCTTACTAACTACCCTTCCTAAAGGACTGTTTGTAAAGGTAGTTTATAAACCCTACCGGAATATCGGGTTGTTACTTAATAACCTTACGATACTAACCTATCCCTAGTTAGTGGTTGCTAATCTTCTAAAAATCTTCTAAAGGTACTAGACTTCGACCCGGATAGCCGATAGTATCTCCGGTAGGGGATTGGTCCCCGAAAGAATAGACGATAGACGGAAGGGTGCCTAGTATGCGATCTATTGAGATAGTTAACTCCCTAAATGAATCGGCTATCGATGCCCTAATGAACCCCAAATCTGTTGTTCGGGGTCCGGATGGGGATGCCGAAATTAGGGTGGAC